GCTAATAAGATGGTCAATAAGATGTTGTATCTTCTGTTCGATCGGTGTATCGATGTCTTGGTATGTTGAACTCACCCACGGTGAATCACAACAACCACAAGAAGAAATATACAGTTTGTGTTTTACGCAAATTGCTTTGTAGTCTGCTAGAAACATATCAAGTTGTTCACGTGTCATATTTGTCCCAGTCTAATTAACATTGCTGCCGTGTTGATCTCTGCATCCGCACAAATCCCGTGCTTATATAGGTGCTCAGCAATAATTGTGATACCTTCTTCCCACTTGTCTGTCTTGGCAAATTTTGTTGAACGGTGTAGATTCTCATAAAGAAATCTGTATACATCCTCCCATTCGCCATTTGTTACGGTTCCACAGATAACCTTTCGTGCCTCAATCCATCCGTCAACCTCGATTAAATCGAGTAGTTGTAGTTTGTAATCACCTGTCTCTGCAGATGTCGATGTTGGAGAATGTAAAATACCATTAATTGTTCCAAGCTGGATCGAATTTATGATCTTTCGAATGTCTGGATAACCAACAGCAATATATTTGTCAACATCATCGAGGTTGAATTGAACTTTTTCCGCAAGTAGGATTCTTGCAACAAGTTCAGCTATCTCGTCTGTATTGAATGCTTTGAATCTTAATTCCTGACATCTTCCAATAATTGGAGGAATGATCTTGTTAACATAGTTGCACGTGAGGACGAATCGTGCTGTATCGACGTATTCTTCCATTAACATACGAAGAATTGCCTGGCCATTTGGCGTAATGTAGTCGGCTTCTTCTAGAACAACTACCTTAAAATCACCAAGTGCAAAGGTTGTAACGAATCCTTTAATCTTGTCTCGAATTGTATCAACATTATTCTCATCAGATGCGTTGATTTGCATATGGTCAATAAGGTTAACACCAAGTTCTTTAAGAAGGATTCTGACGAGTGTTGTTTTCCCCGATCCAGGTACACCCGAGAGTAATAAGTGTGGGATACTTTTTTGATCGATCATCTTCTGTATGATCTTGCGATGTTGCTCTGATTGGAATAGGTAACTTGATAAGTCTTTTGGTCGATATTTCTCGACCCATAGTTTTTCTAAACCTACTGATGAAATTTCTGTACTTTGTTTGAAATTTTGTGGTGTTATTGTCATATTATTGTTCTAGATAAGATTATATCAAATAATCTTACAGGAAAATAAAAGGAAAATCAAGAGGGTTATGGAGTTAATGAAGACCTACGAATTCTTCTTACAGCCTTTGACTTTTGTTCTTCGTGGTGCTTTTTATGCTGTTCTAGATGTGCCTCAATCTGATGTTTGAGGGTGATATCTTGCGATGATAGTATTGGTTGTTTATTAAGAAGTTCAAGTTCGGCAATAAGAAGTGGTATATCAGTAGTTTCAACATTAGTAATTCTTTCTGGTTGTTCAACTGGTTGTTGCTTAACTTCAGCTAGCTCAACAATGTCGGGTTCGGGTTCATCAAATGATACTTCACCATTGTCATTGGAATTAAGTTCTAATGGCGACGGTTTCACAGAAGTACCAGTATCAATAAGTGATTTTTGGGGTTCGTTTAAAAACAAATCAGGAACTATTGTAAGTGGATTATTGACTGGTACAGATGGACCCTCTGCATATGATGCCTTTAAGACATCCAGTGAAGACTTCTCTTCCTGTCTAACCTTAATCGCGATGTTTGTTGCAATTGTTAAAGCAACAGCTAGTGGATCGAATACTATGATCAACATTAAAATTAGCCATTTTGTTGCATCATCAATTGTCATTCCTGAAGCACGAGCAATGTAAATAATTGGACCTACATGAGCTTCTACCTTGATAACATCTGAACTTAGTTTCTGAATCTCGGTCGTAATTTGTGGTAGTCTTGCATTAATTTGTTTTGTTTCACTTGCAAACGATTGAATCAATTTTTGACGACCACGAACATACTCGGGAGGAAGTTGTGCTATTTGAGCATCAATTTCTTTCTTTCTCTGTTGCAATGTCGCTTGTTCTTCTCGAAGTAACTGAATTTGAGTAGTTGTATCTTTATAGTTAATAGTATCTTGTTGGTAGCCAGCACTGAGATATCCAAAATGTCCAATTGCGGTAATTACCATCAACAATATAACTGCCGTTACTAAGTATGCTTTTAAACTGTAAAAGATTTTATTCCAGAACTTATACAAAAAAGAGGCTGTAATTAATTTTCCACACTCGAGTACTATTCCCATTATCACGATGGACCAAAATATACCACCAAAAGTGTGCGCCAATCCCCATACACTAAAAAAAGCCGAAATGGTTGCAAGCGAAAGGGTCACTGCAACTAACATAGAAATAAATATCATTGTATTCCTTGCTGGTTATGATAAATAATCAAAAATACCCTGTCCTATATATGAACAAACTAAAGTCATTAACACAACTTATAAGCGAATGTAAAAACGTTCACGGTGATAAGTATGATTATTCACGTGTCGTATATAAAGGTACACACGTGAAAGTCACAATCGTTTGTTATGTTCACGGTGAGTTTAAACAAGCACCAGTCTCTCATATAAGCTTACGACAAGGCTGTCCACAGTGTTATGGGAATAAAAAGAAGACAACTGTCGACTTTATACGAGATGCTATTGAGGTACACAGAACAAAATACTCTTATGACTTTGTAGACTATAAAAATAGTGACACAAAAGTCACAATTGTTTGCCCATTGCATGGAAAATTTGATCAGACTCCTAAAAATCATATTATTCGAAAATCGGGCTGTCCGTGGTGCGTTAATCGTGCCAGATTATCAACAGAACAGTTTGTTGTGAGAGCACAAACGATACATAGTTACGATTTTGATTACAGTCAAGTTGTTTACCAAAATATGACAACACCCGTGGTAATAATTTGTCCATTTCATGGTCCATGGAAAACTTTACCAACAATTCATCTACATAGTAATACTGGATGTCCAATATGTTCAACTTCAAAGGGGGAAAAACGAATTCGGGCGTTTCTTGAAAGTAACAATATTAAGTTTATTCCTCAATATAGTCCAAAGGATTTGACAAACATTACAAAAAAGGCACACTATAGATATGACTTTTATTTGCCTGATCATAATATCTTAGTGGAATTCGACGGTCTTCAGCATCAGAAATTTGTTCAGAGATGGCATAAGACAGAAGAAGGTTTTGTAAGATCAAAACAAAGAGACACCATTAAAACACAATATGCTGCTAGTAAAAATATCCAGCTTATTAGGATACCATACAAGAACATGGATATGATTGATCAGATATTGACAGAAGAATTATTGTAGACTATCTCCGTCGATTGCTACAATATCTTGGTACGTTGTCCGCCAAATCTTAATATCGTCATATGACATTCCAGGAGTCCATCGTAGTGGTGCAATTAAAACATCAACGCCTGGTTTAATGCGGTCATCTGTGATACGAGACCCAAAAGCGATAACCTTACCCCATCGACAGTGAGTTGCTGATCTTTGAAAATCCGGGATCAATAAAATCCCACTTTCTCTTCTTTCTGTAAATTTCCCACCAACGATACCATCGTAGAATGCGAACAGAATATTATCACCGACTGGTGCCAACATATAAAATTCCCTTTTACTTTGTTTCTTGTGATAACTTTGGATCAACTTCAATCGGTGCTACAGCTACGACAGTTGTGTCTTTTGTACGCTTTTTGCGTCTCTGTCGACGTGCTGTTAGATCCTCACTTTTTTGCAAGATGAGTTCTTGAGCTCCAGATATAGTAGCTCCTTCAAGTTGTGCTTTAATTCTCAAGAGGTCGAAGTCTACTTCAATGCCTCTTGCACTACGAACGATACGACGTGCCATAATTACACTCCTAGGTCGTAATTATTTATTCAGGGTTTTATGAAGTCTTCAATATCCAAATCGTGTTCAACACTATCAATATCGTGAACTTCAAGTAAGTACAACACATAGGAGGACACACTACTTCCTCGACCCACACCCCAAACAATATTATGTGTCTTGAAGGTATCTATAATATACACCATCAATCTCAAAACATTGTACAAATTGTGTTGTTTATATAACTCCAATTCTTGTGCGATCCGTAGTTCTCTTTTCTCAATTTCTGCTACTGTCAACCCATCAAAGTGAAACTCTGAATAGAACTTTGTTACAATATAATCAACGACATCGAGCGTCTTGTACTTTTCAGGTATGTTCCACGAGAAGTCTAGATCGTTACAATGTGGTTTTACAGTAATTCGTTTATCAACCCCAACAAGTTTATTGTACTTATCAAGTTCAGTATTGATAGAACTAACAAATACATTGTCTAAATTTCGTTTACGTTTGACAAGGTCAAGTAACACAGATGGGTCAACTGTTGTTGACCCATCAAACCAGAGTTTTCTATCTGTTAGAGATGTGTACATCATAAAAACTGTCTTGGTTGATAATTGGCTCCAGATAAGTCTGATGGGGTAGTCTCATTCCCGAGTCCACCAAGTGATGGTGGTGCATCAACACGAGCAGTAGGACCACCTGTTGGCATTGTAGTTGACATCTTTGGAAGATTCGTCGGTCGAAGATGTTCTGGAAGGTTCGCAAATGCTGATGGTGGTGGCATTAGAGGAGCATCTGCTCGATCGAGTGGTATCTCACCAGAAATAAATCCTGGTGGTACTGCTGATGGGGAAGCTGACACACTCGATCGACGATTTGCAATGTCAGCTTGTTGCTTTACAGTTTGTAATTGTTCGTTTACTCGTTGTTGAACGAGTTGATCAATAGATGTGCCTAACCCCTCAACACTATCAATCTTCGCACGAATTTTAATCCATTGATCTCGACTTGGAGACCAATCATCTGGTTGCATATCTTCAATACCAGATAACCAAGCTCTAAATTCAATCATTGTTATCTTATTGTTCATAATTTCATCCTATTTCATCCTATTTCAAACTTTTGTTTCCTGTTATTTATCAACGAAAAACTCACATGAACCCATCCACTCATTGGATCATTTGGTCGGAAATACTCAAGAATCAGTTGATCATATGCAGGTATGTTTTTCTCAACCCAATCTGCAAGTACAGGATTTGGAACTCCAGGGATTTGAACGTCAACAGCTTCACCTTTTGGATGGCTCTTGAGAGCAAAATACTGTTTCCATGATTCAGCATTTGCTTTGATTCCCTTTCGGGCGCACCATGTTTTCCAAGCAGCATCGTTGATTGCTTTTTCGAGTTTCTCACCACGATACCATGATGTTGGTGCAAATGGTATTCCGAAATGTTCACGAATTGGATCGAGAACGTTAACAGCAACGGCTTGAGCTGCTACGAGAGTTGGTTGTGTTGGTGTATTATCAATCATTAGACGAGTTGCAGTATCAGACTTTGCAATCTCATACATCTTGAAGTATCTGCTTATTGGTTTTGTTGGATCATATATTAACATGTTTATCTCCAGGTTGGATTAGTTCTTGCATCATAATAGGTCTCCGACGATTTTGTCTTTCAAATACTTATTATAGACATCCGTTGGTGAAACGTTTATCCAAAGGTGTTCAGCAACAGGATGGCATAACATTTGGTGTTTGTTTAATGAAGGACCAATATTACGATTGAGTTGCGTATAGTCGACGGCAATTACACTTGCTCCGAGTGGTTTATTAACATAAGGACCACCGATAAGTGCTGTAAATTGACGACCTGGTAGGTCTCTAATTTTTACTGTATCAAGTTGCATTGTCTCCTGATCATAGACAAGCAAGTACCAAATTGTTGGAAGGATTATATCAAATCCTTCAATTCTTATTGTTAGTGCTGGACATGTAATCTCTTCCAAAATTGGAATTGGAGCAAGACAGTAGTCCATTAGAGAAAGATTCAGTATCCACATATGTCTTGTCACAAGAGGAGTGTACATTGACTCTATTATTATAGGTTTTGTGGCATCGTCAAATATCATCATTTTTGGTCACCAAATCCTGAAAAGAATTCTCGTTCAAGCCCTGTTGTTTCTTTTGAGTAGTAATCAACGGTATACTTCTTGAACGGATAGTTTGCTTCTTGGTAATACTTTATTCTTTTCTGCAGATGCTGCTTACTATACTTGAGATCACTACAAATGTCAATGACATCCACGTGATTTTTATCTTTACTCTTTCGAAGTCCACGTCCAATTGCTTGAATCGTTCGAATAAAAGACTTTCCCATATCAACGAGAACAAGATTAAAAATTCGATCAATGTTAATTCCGACGCCAGCAATCTGCACTGTTGCTATGACAACAAGATTGTTATTGTGTTCAAAAAGATCGAATACCTCTTGTCTTGTTTCACGATCCGTTTTTCCTGAGATGAATCTCGACTCAGGAATTATCTTATGTAACTTGCGCCCAAAAGGAACCGATGTTACAAGACACAAAACATTTCCTTTATGTCTTTGGCTCTTCTCCACCAAAAAGTCAGCAATCCAACTTCGTCGGTCATCATTGAGTTCGAGGAACTGCTTCTCAAGTTCATATGTTGTGATCTTTGTGTCGAGATCATAATCATCTACAACGATTTGATCATTAAGTTGCATTGTATGAACATTTAATGTTGCTAACCATCCTTCTGTGATTAGGTCATCTGCAGTAACAGAGAACAATACGTCACCGAGAGCAACCTTAACTGCAAGTTTGTCAGCAGGTGCTTTCGGAAGAGTTCCTGTTAGACCAATACGGTATGGAATGTGGGCGCCATGGTTGTTAAGAAGTTCAGTAAGGACGCTACTTTTTACTTTATGACACTCGTCCACTACTACTACTTGAAACTCTTTTAGTACATGTGGGATATTTTTCAATGACTGCCATGTTGTCACCACATGTGTGTGTTTATAGTCCTTAATACTTGCTGATATTTCGCTAACGTCAAGATTGAAGAACTTGAATTCAGAAACAGTTCTATCAATTAGTGAAAGATTTGGTACAATCGTAATTGTCTTTAGACCCTGTTTTGCGTAGACATCAACAATACATGCATTTACAGATGTTTTTCCAGCTCCAGTTCCAGCAATAATAATTCCTTTACCTTCAGTAAGGGCATGGTTAATTGCATCAACTTGATACCATCGCAATTGATATGGTTCGTTAGTTTTTGGATCTATGAACTCAGAAAAATAGTCACAATCAATTGGATCAATCTCAAGTCCCTTATGAACACGACGATCGTCAAGTTCTATTTCGTAACCAAATGCAATAACCTTTGGAACGATTTCAGGGAGTAGGTATTGATATGTCTTTCCAGTTTTCTGAAAAAACCGAATATTGCCGTCCCATTTCTTCAACTTGTATGAAGGAGCGAAAAAGTAGTTTTCCGCACGAACCCCGTACTCCTTATAGAAGTATTCGATTTGATCTGGATGTAGACCAGTTATAAAGCAATTGACCTCATCAGTTAGGACTATTTTAGATTTCTTGGTATGTGTTTTCTCTACAATCATGTTATCATGTAGTCACTTGCCTCAGCGATCTTGAGTCGTGTTACGTTGTTTAACGCATACCCTCTCGTCTCAAACGCTTTGACAATCTCGTCATATTGATCATATCGTTCTTTGACAGCAAGAAACAGTGAAAGTTGTTTAACATATCTGTTGTCACTCTTTGTATACTGTGTTTTATCACGCCAGTCTAGATCGACGTTAAATCCTTCTGTGTACTCTCTCCACACTGATCCATGTGCTGAATCAAGTTGACCTTCCATAAACTTTACAATCGCTGCAAGTTCTGCACGTTTCCGTGCATATTCATAGTAGTATGATGCTTGCTCAATATTAGCACGCTCAATCGTTTTACCTTTGATTCTTATACGCGATTCAACTTCAACCTCATCAATGTTATAAAGTACTAGAACATCAGGAAGGTTTGTTAAACTTTCACGTAAAGCTTCAATTGATTCAAGTGCTTGACTCAATGTAATACCCTTTTTGCTGTAGTAAGTGTTATTGGCACATCCTCACTTTCATTCGTAACAGGGTGTTCGATAAGATGATTCTCTTGTAGTGCACGACGTACCTGTTGTGTAATTAATTCCTTCGCAAGTTGTTCCTCTTCGTCAACTCGTTTTTTAAACTCTTCGTTTGCATTATGAAGGAACACTAGAACATCCTGTCTTGATTGTTTGGCAATTATGTCCATTGGTATCCCAACAGTTACCACCCTAAATAGGTTTTCTTTTGGATCGACAACAATTCGACCTACAACTACAAGAACGTCTTTATCATTAAGGTGTACTGATACCCAATCGAATTGTTCTGGTGATTCTTTAAAAAATTCAACGATAGCATCGTACATAAATTGCAGCTGAAGGTTGATTTTTAATGTTATCGTTTTATGAATACCATCTCTTCTTTCAAACATTTCCTTAAGGTTGTCTTCGAAAAATTTAGGTGTATCAAGTTCAGGATTCATTGTTACTCCATATTAGGTCTTGTATGTCCATTAGCAAGTGAGCTACAAACTTAAGATCCACTGACCGTTGCAATTTTGTTTCTGTATATGCTTGTTTGATTTTTGCATCCATTTCTTCAGAGTACTCAATCAGTTCTTCATATGACCACTTTCCGTTGCGAATATCGAGAAGTTCTTTTGCATCATGTCTTCGAACAAACATTTGATGCTGAGTGAGTCCTTCATATCCCATTCTCATTAGACGAACAAGATGCATAGCGTGTTTTGTATCATACCCAAATCGTTCTTCGAGTTCTGAACGTGCCTGATTACGATTTTCTTTCCATATCCAATAGTTCTTCCAGTTTTCATGAGCTTCTTTGAACAATTGCAGATTAACTTTAGCAACCATTAGTGGGGTTTGTTCTGATTCCCAATGTGCAAAAAATTCATTTGTTAAAGGAGTTGGATTTCCACGTTTATCTAACCATGTTTCACCCTTCCATGGATATACCACATAGTGATTATCGCCAATATCTCTTGCAACAGTGTTTTCCGTTGGTACAATCTTATTGAATTCCTTTTTGTCAGTCATATTGAAGACGACAGATGTAAAATCTTTTTGTTGTGGTTCTTCAATAGGTTGAGGATTCATTATCCACTTATTATGTCCCTTGATCCTTTTCAGTTGTGAAACGGCATAGCCGGAAAATGTATATGCTAGTTTAGATGAAAGTAGTCTATCGCGACTGTTTCTTAACATTTCATATGCTGGAGTTCTTATAGTGATGTCACTATCATTGACCCATAATGTTTCAATAATATTTGGATTTTGGTCTATAATAAGTTTGAGAAAGTTTGACACCTCATAGTATTTCGTGTCCTCCCCCTCACCTTCCACTTCACGAACCGGAAAGAATGGTGTTCTAATATTAATTGGTTGAGCAACAAATACTCCACGTATGTCTAGGTCTGAAGTAGGTAGAGCTGTACCATAAGCATGGCTACCAGCTCTATGTTCAACAATTATGTTTTGTATATTGTACGTCATGGTCCTAGTGAATAGTATTCATAGTGCTTATTCATTGTTTTCTCTGCAGCCTTAGCTGCAGATTCAAGATCGATATATGTTGAATCCGTGAAATAGTCTGATTTTAGGTTGTATTGTAGGTCACCATACGGACGGATTGTTGTTAATCCTTCACTGTCCGTTATTAGTTTAAGTAGCACTTTGCCATTTGAATCCACAGCGTGCATGGAGCTACCTCTATACACCCACTTCCAACGTTCGTTTTGTTTCCCACATTCCAAATCAAGTACCATTATACCACCTCCACTTCTGCTGCATCGGCTCGTCTTCCCTTCAACTCACCAGGAATGTTTTGTTGTGGATCAATTTCTTTATCATCAACAGGAACACTAATAAATTTCTTAGATAGTGCTTCAGCCTTGAGAAGTAGGTCATCAACATACTTAGGGAGGTCCCTTTCGTAGAACGTATCGGAAGAACCTGGTAGTGCAAGACGAGAACCTCGTTTCTCAATCACACCAAGACTAATGAATGCATCTTTGAGACCAGATAATGGATCAATGCCTTTATCATATGGAATTTCAATCTCAACTGTCTGATATGGTTTTGTGAATCGTGTCTTGAATCCTTCAGCAATCATTCTGATACCAGAAACGTCCTTATTTTCGTCCTTAAGTTTTAGTTTCTTCAAAAGAACGATTTGTGACAATGCGTATCTAATTGCCTGATTGACGACCCATACACCTTCGCCTTGTAGGATTTGTGCTTGTGTTGCTGCATATACTTGACCAGTGATAACCATCGAAACGTTTAGACCCTTGATATTCTGTACAAACTGACGTAGCATCATCTTTGCCTGTTTTGCACGAAGCCCTTGATCGGCTGACATATCGCCTTTTTGGAAATGCTCAAGTTCAGATTCTGTTGATAACATATCTAAGCTGTCAAGAGCGATTAAAACTCTTGGAGCTTTCAGATCTGTACCATACTCGTCTCTGTATCCTTTAAGGAATGTTGAGACAGCCTTAATGGCGTTTGGAATTGTTGTTACAGACTTGTAGATATAATCTTTATCAACTTTAACCCCAACGTTGCCCATGTAGTCATTATCAAGTGCGTTTTCCGAATCAAGTACGAACGCCCAGTCACTTTGTTGTTGTACCATCTTGACAATGTTACCAGTTAGATAACTCTTACCTGTTCCCGATGGTCCAACAAGTCCTGTAATACGTCCTTGTGGAATTGCTTTGTAGAAACTTCCAGAAACAATTCTGTTGAGACAGTAGTTTCCTGAATTATACCAATAACGAGGAGGTTCTGACGAATCTCCAATACCGGTTTCATCTTTTAGTTCCTTTTCAAACTGTTTTAGAAATTGCATAACATTCTCCTAGACGAGGGATGTGCCTTCAAATAAAAACACATCCCTCTATTGGTTACTTACCAGCTGTGGCGCGCTCACTTGCACGTTTACGAATTTGTGCGAGAATGTTAACAGACTCGTCATCTTCACCTTTTGCTGTTTCAGTTGCTGCTTGCTTAGGAGTTGTTACAACAGTTGTCGAATGATCGCTATCATCGCTGCCACCTGCTGTTGGTGCAACATAAGGCGTTCCCTTAAGTGCTGCCTCCAACATTTGCTCAACCTTTTCACGACCAGGATGCTTTGGTAGAAGTGTTGATAGATCAACAAGACCACTTCCTACATGCTCAACCGTTACTGGATCAAGAGCAGATGAGTTCTTAGCGAACTTACTACGATCATATGCTGCATACCCACCCTTCTCTGTCTTTTTGATAATGAAGTTTGTTCCAGCAGTGTAGGAAAATGGTAGATCATCAAGATCGCCTTCTTCGAAAGCGTCCTTAATTACATCATACAGCTGGTTACCGATTGCAACAAACCTTGTTTTTCCTTCGTGGCTCTCACCTGTATCTGCATTTGCAGGAAGTGGATCCTCAAGAACGAGAACGTGGCCAATATACTGCTTTTTACGGTAGTACAGTTTGCCATTTTCCTTGTCATCATTCTTGTAGAAAGCAGACGAAACTTTACAGATTGGACATTCTTCGCCATACATTTTCAGACATGGAACAGATTTACGCTCACCGTTGATTACTAATGTGTGCATTAGTTTCTCAACGAGAAACCCTAGAGGATTATCGTCGTTCTTATCTGCTAGCCAACGGACGATAGACTGCTCGCCAACTTGCATGTTATAGAATGGGTAGTAGTTGTTTTGACCGACAGTGTTTGTCTCACCAGTCTTTTTGAAAGCACTTCTCAGTGCATTGATATCGATTTTAGTTGCCATATTACGTCCTTTCTCTTTTAATTGTTGTTTTGTTGTTTGAACGCTTTAGAGGTTGCGATTTGCATTATTTTAAGTTGGGCCCTCTAACCAACTGAAGTTTTATTTTATAGCGTAACTTTATACTAAAACGCTAGTACCTTTCAACGGGTAACAATAGTATTTATGGTTACCCTAAATAGTTTCCCTTATAAATCGCTTACCATGTATTAGATACTTCAAATAGTACCCAACCATCTAACCAGGCTGCAGTTGTTGTTGATATTCTAGATGCCAACAAAGTCTTTCCGCCAACAACAAATTGTATATCATCTCCAAACAATGCATTTCCCATTCCAGCCAATATGTAAATTCCTGGCAATGTACCTCTCCAATATGCATTTGCTCCTGGTTTCTCCGCAATTTCTAAAGTTGAGAAGAACATCTTTCCATCTGGGACATGTGGGTTGGTGAATACAGTTGTATTACTTAATTTCCCACCTGAAACCTTATCACTTTCGAATGGAACTAGTCGTATCGCTTGAGAAGTTCCTGTTTGATCTTGTTGTCTGGCAATGAATATCGCACCTGCCGCTGCGGGTGTCACAGTAGGAATTGTCGATTCAATTGCGGTCTGTAAATAAGAACCAACATATGTTGCTCCTAGACTTCCCAGTATAATCGTGTTAAACGCATCTCCAGATTTCTTGGAAGGTACATCACCAAATCCAGATACGACGAATCCTGTACCACTTGTGGTATTTGTTTGTGCTCGAACCCAAAGCCACATAAATGTATCTGTTACTACCATTCTCCAGGCACCGCCAGTACCAGCAACAGTCATATTCTTATGCCACAATATATAGCCAGCACTTCCTTGTCCTTGTGCGGCAGACGGAAATGGATTTGTTCCAACATCGACGGTTGTCATTGATTCATACGCAGTAACTCGTGCTGATCCACCCACTGGTGCATCTAATCCAGAATCATCAACTCGTAGATAGAACTGATTACCAGATGGTGGACGATAAACTGCTTTGTTTGCACCACTATATGGTTTAGTCCAGCCAGATCCAGTGACCAAAGCGAAATCAAGAACGCTAATTAATGTTCCTGCGCTTCCTCCAAGTTGAGGAGCACCTCCATCGGCAAATGTGTATACTGCTACGCTCATATTGGCAACGCTTTATTGTAAGTGGTTGAGTTCAATGTAAGTACAACTGTTGGACCTGATTGATAGACCCAATAAGATGGTGGCAATGGAAGTTTCAAAGTGTAATAGAAATTACCTGGTGGTTTCAATGTTGCTATTGCGCCAAGTGCTGACATTATTTCTCCTTAATCCCCAAACATTAAAAAGTAACTACTTTGTTGTGCGTTGAGTATTCCATCTATGTTATATTCGACAGCAAACCCCTGCTCGAGACCAAAAGCAGATCGTGTATCCAAATATATGTATTTCTTTCCTGCTTGCGTGCCACCTGTGTAATCAAATTGAAATTTGGTTCCATGTGCAAGTGGAGTAAAGTTTAGTGCTGCTAGTGATCCTGGTAAGTAACCCCTTAATATCCTAGTCGGCGTTGGTTGCACTAACCAGAATGGAGTGAAAGTAATTCCACCAGTTATTCTATCTGGCGTTGAAGGACCAACAAATGTACTATCTCCACCACTTATGCCGGCACTAGCAATCAGGTATGCATAATGTTTGCTTACTGTTTGAGAAGTCCCACCAGCATATGGTTGTGACATCCAATGTCCAGAAGACACTGTGGCATTATTAACCGTATCGTTAGCGGCTGTGATATTTGAACCACCACTTGTCAATGATACTTGGTTTGCAATTATTGCCGTATTACCAAGTCCACCACCTAAACTGACTATATCTCCAAAGAAGAAAGCAGTGCCCGATTGACTTGTATTCGTTGGTAATGTTAATTGGTTCCAGAAATAGAAATATGTACTTGAACCAATAACAATCCACTGTCTTGCAGTTGCCGCCGTTGCTCCATCAGTCTTATTAGCAAATGCACCTGCTGCAATCTGTGCGACACTCGGAAACGGATTTGTTCCAGTGTTGACATCAGACATTGTATCAAATCCTTTAATTCTAGCCAAAGTCGTTGCACTATCATCAATCCTTAGATATCTTGTGCTACCAGATGGCATCTGATATGCAGCCAAATCAGCCCCAGAGAATGCCTTAGTCCAGCCAAGTGATGTTCTTGATCCATACCCATTAACTAGGCACGCATCAAGTACGCCAATCATAGCACTGGCTGTTCCATTGAGAACTGGTGCTCCAGTGTCGGTTGAACTATAAAGTTGTATTGACATTTACCATGTATCCATGTTACTTCGTTACCAGGTGCTCGAAGTTTCTAATGCAACTAATGATGTATTGTTTAGATTGAAGAATTCAAATGATTTACCAGCAAGGTCACCAGTTCCAGTGAATGTATCACCCTTGGCGAAATTCACAAATGCAGACGATTCTGTCGACCACGCTCCTGGCAATGTCCCTCTAATTGACGAATATCTAGATCCATCAGAAACATTATACTGGTCTAACAGGAAGATTGGACTCAGGAACAAATGTGATGTTGCTGGATCTGGATATGATAATCCAAATGTAGCCGAATTGCCGACACTAAGGGCGTTAATTCCATCAACACCACAATCTTTGGCTCGTGATGGTGACATTGGGTTGTAGTCAAAGAAAGATGATGATGGGATACTGATTGCTGAATCAGGAAATTGAGTTGTATTGGTTACATTATTAAATTCAGGGTTGATTAGAAATGCACCTGATGTAGCAACTGTTCCAATTAAGATACAATTGTTCGTATCTCCTAGTTTGTCCGATTCGAAATCTCCAAAGTAATGTACCATAGTCAAAGTAGTAGCACTTCCCCACGCAACGTACATATAGAATGCTTTATCTGTTGCTATAATAGTCCAAGGTACAAATGCGACACTCTGCGTATATGAGACAGTAACCCCGACTCCAGGTGCAGCAGTTGGTAATGATACAGTTGCGGTAAATGGATCAATAAATGAAAGAACAGTACCAGTTGGAGCACAGAATGGACAAGTTAATGTCGTTCCTGCCATTAGCACACCTTCAATCCGTGTCGTGCTCACTATAGTTGTGCTCGCAGCCCCATAAGATGCTGTAAATGATCCTGATTGAGAGAAAGTACCAGTAACTGCAGTTGCTGCTTTCCTAAAGTATATGCTCGTATTGTTCCCAATAAGTCCAGGTGAGAACTGATTATTATTAACTGGTACATAATTCTTCACATTCGGGAATGGATTAGTACCACTTGTATAACTTGACATTGATTTGTAACCAGTAACTATAGCAGCGTTTCCAGTTGAATTATTCCCAGATGTGGGTGGAGGAAGAGAATGAAATTCATCATCTACCTTTAGATAATATTGGTTACCTCCTCCTTGACGATACACGGCTCCTACGAAGCCATATGGTACATTACCATCGGCTTTGAAAAACGGCCTTGTCCAACCTGAACTTAATAGGCAGTAATCAAGAACTTCAATTAAACTACCTGGTTGGCTAGATAATTTAGGTGCTCCGCCGTCCGTTGATCTATAAACTGTAGTTGTCATATATTACCATGTATTAGATGTTTCGAAAAGAATCCATTTCTTTGTTAGAGCACCTTGACCAACTGGCCTAGCTTCAAATGTCTTCCCAGGCAAATTGGTTATTCCTGTAATTGTTTGTCCTGCAGTTAAGAAAGTATTTCCATTATGGCAAGGAACTACCATTCCTGGTAATGTCCCTCTGCTGTATCCGTGACTAACCGTATTGTCTGTTCTAGCAAACTTTGGTGCTTCACTAATATTGATCTTTGTTACATACAATTTGTCATCTGGCGTGTTTGAATACACTAATCCACCATCGCCATAATTGGTGCTACTTAAAAAATATGATTCCGCAATTAATCCATTTGGACAAGGTCCAGGTAATTGTAACAAGTTTCTTAAACTATATGCAACTGTAGTTCCTACATATGAAGTGCTTAAAGTCAAATTAGTAGAGTCTGGCGTGCTTGTTGTAGGTTGTCCAGTTATAATTGTATTATACCTGTCATTTGGCATTGACGAAACAAAGTCACCAAAGAATTGATTGTGAAATGTAACTCCTCCAGAATCAATTGTTCGTATATAAAGCCAGAAAAAACTTGCAGTAGCTATTACAATCCATGGCCTAGCGGTTCCAGGAGTTGTGTTACTCTTTAACCAAAACAGATATGGATTTCCACTGGCACCAAGCGGGAAATTGGGGAATGGTTCAACTAAAGTGTTTATATCTATAAATCTTAAACAACCAGTCACTCTTGCGTTCTGACCGGCAGTTGCATCAGCTCCAGAATCATCTACTTTTAGAAATCTTTGGTTTGTATATGCACCTTGCCTATAAATTCGTTTGTTAGTAGCTGTGGCTGCAATTGACCATCCAGCAGCAGGCAGTGCACCGAATCCGTTGACTAGGCACGCATCTAATACGGCGACTAAAGAACCAGCTGAGCCATTTAAGGTTGGAGCTGAGCCATCTGTTGAACGATAGACTGTTACAGTCATGGTAATGCACTCATATTAAACAAATCCTGTTACCAGGGCGACAACGTCATATTTCCCAGCGGAGTTGAGGTATACGAAGCCGATTTTGTCTAATGCGTTCGGCGTTGAACTAGGAGCATACGCGATTATATCTGTTCCAAAGCGAGTCTCAGAAGTAAATGCTACAGATCTACCACCGGTTCCATCTTGGGTTAAATCCAGTGCACAGCGTTGTCCGTCGTAAGCGTTTGTGTTCGTAATCTGGATATTTCCCGTCAATGTAATACGAATCACGTCAGCAACAGACCAATCGAGGCTAACTGTTGGCGAATAAGGAACAACAACAATTCGTGGACGATGAGGAGAATTTACCCACTCTGCACCATCATAGGTGAGATAATCGTTGTATGCTGGAGTTGTTATTGTAACGTCAGTCAAATCGTCTAGTGATAGAACAACAGGAACACTAATTTGAACCCACTGTGCTAACATTGCAGAATAGAAATATGTTGCACCAAAATGTGGAGAATTGCTATCATTGACAAGTGCTGTTATCCCATCGTCAGGTGGGGTTGTACCTGGGATACCGTTGTCAGGATTTCGAGTCCAATTACCTCCAACGTTGACTGCTCCACCATTGTATTCAATTAGATCATCATCAACAAAGCCCATTCCGATCAATGTTGCACCAGCTGTTCCAAATGTACCAGCAATAACGTATCTGTCACCTACAACAAGTGGTCCTTGTTCAACAATGAACCAATCGCCAATATATGGTGAAGTTCCAGTAATCGTAAAGATTGCAACGTCACCATCATCAACAGCTATTGATGTACCAGTCTGTACCCACGTTTCGCCTTGAACACCTCCATACTTGATGTATGTTAGAGTGTCCCCGATGTTTCCTGCTGCTATTACTGGTTGTGTACTGCGGATATCATTTAAGTTTGGATCACGAATTGGATCTACGTATGTAATTCCTGCAGTCGCTGCAGCAACTGCAGCGTCGACATATTGTTTTGTTACTGCACCTAAAGCGGCAACGGGATCTGCATTAAGAATCAAGAATCCGGTCATTGTATCACCACCGACGTTTACATAAGTAGCGTCAACGAGTGATGTAATATCAAGTGCAACAACAGATGTTGTAGCTGATACTCTTCCTTTTGAATCTGTTGTGATCTTAACAAATGAGTTTGTTACTGGTGATCCAAAATCTGCAAGATCTATACTGGTATTTCCTAATACACCACTACCGTTAAGAACTGTGATATTATTTGGTGTACCTGTGATTGTTCTTGTAACAGCTGTTCCAGAACCAGTACGGACAATGTAACCTGTTGTTCCAAGCGTTGCAAGTGCTGTTAAATCAGGATCAAATGGTTGATATGTACTAGTTGCAAATGCAAGAGTTACTGGACTAAGAGCTGATATTGGAGGGCCGTTGAGAATCAAAGGACCTGTCATTGTACCACCAGATTTTGCTAACTTATTTGTTTCAAGTTGTTGAATCTGTAGTTGTACAGTTGTTGCTGTTAAGCTACCAAATGGTGGAACAATAATTTCAAGACCACCATGATTGTGCGGTAATGGATTACGTGCATCTGTTAGTCTTGGATCGTTATCACCAACAGCAATAGGATTACCGGAAGTAACTGGTGGTAACGAAAGTTTTACAGTACCATATAGAGAAGATGTTGCAAGAACGACTTCGCCTTCAGCTCCTTGAGGACCAGCAACACCAGGACCGCCCATACCTTGCATGAAGATAATTTGGTTCTTATTAATCGTACGTGCAATTGGTGGTGCTTTTGGACGTGTTGGTGTTGTAATATTAGGATCGGTGGCGGTTAGAGCACCACCAGTATCAACCCATAGGGTAACGTTACCACCTGACCAGTTCCATGCGGGATTTGTAACAACACCTTGCAAAATAACAGTTCCAACTTGACCAAATAGTGTTGTGTCTGTTAGCATACCAAGAATTTTGACATTTGTATCTTCGTATGCAGCTGGAATTAGTTGTGTTGGTGGATTGTTTGAAATTGTAACAACAGAGTATGCACCGATATTAACCGATGCTGTTCCAAAGATAAACGATTCTTCAAGTTTAATTGGTTGTAATTGTCCAGATCCGATAATAAATGGTGTTTCTGTTGTGTAGAATTCGCCTGTTAGTTTCTTAACTGCAGCACCAGTTTGATCGTAGAAAATTGGTCCAGAAAGAATTTCTTGGTTGAGGTTTGCTTGAGAACCAGGACCATAGTCAATTAATGATCCTAGAATAAATGGAGCAGGAGTGTGTGCTAAGTAACCACTAAATGCTGTTGGGTTTGGAATATTCTGGCTAACAGTGATTTCTGTTCTGTTTAAAGATGAGTTGAAGGTATATGCTACAATTGTATACACACCATCGTTTCCAGCAGTTTGTGTGATTGTAATTGGATCATTAACAACAAATTCGCCAGTAACATTATTAGGAACAAAAAATCGTTTATTTGGTTGACTACCACCAATAAGGGGATATGTATTTGTTATCTGTGTGTTCTGCAATCTTCCTGCAAAACACCGAACCTTCTTTAGCCATGTTGTACCGTTCCAAACATACATTTGTCTGTCAACAGTTGAAAAGAAGTGTTGATCGATAGCTGGCGAGCTTAGAAGTACTGATCCAAATCGTGGTTCAAGTGTCGTTGTTCCATAACCCTTGTGACCTGTAATAGGATGAATATCCCAATATAACCAATATGTTTCTGTTGATAGAAATGGTCCAGGAAATGCTAGAATTACAGCATTGTCTGTTTCACGAAGAAGATACTCACTGTCCCCTTGCGAAAATGTAACTAATAGGGAACCATTTTGAGTGTTTATGAAGATATCGTTACCAGATAAATTAAGAAAATCTGGCTCGTTGCTTATATTTACAGGTGTTGTAACAATACCTTGGCGAAATGAAAGTCTCATTGTTTATTCCTTATTGACAGAGTATTTATCTAACCTTTTAATTACCAAGGTAACGTACCTTGCCATCCTGTTGTAATATCATAATCAATAAGTTCTTGTACAGTTGTTAAATTGTCAATTAAGGTTTTATGATGAAACGAATTCAGGTAATTAGTTGAAATGAAACTAAAGAGAGTTGCTCCCATATTGAGAACATCCACAGCAGTCATTGGAATATCTTGATTATCAGCTGAGCGCCAAGTAAAATTAGCAGGAAAGTCAGATCCTCTTTGAAGTAAAAGAAGTGCCATCGTTGATGTCCCGGAAATGTTTGACCGAGAAACTTCATCTGATTGATATACGTTGCCACCAAATGCAAATACGTTATTATTGTAGGCATTTAGAAGTAGAAACACTGAGTTTTTATTGTAGTCCTTAAGTTCATCTACGGTCATTTCAATACCTGGATCCATATTCTCTTTCCTATGTTGTTTTAAATGAAAGAAGGAAAAGAAGACCGAAGATTTCGTCGCCTTCTTTCATGATTAAAGCGGAGCGGTTGTTATTGTAAAATGGCTAGATAACTTATTTTGTTCAATAAATTCATCTACTCCATCTTTTGGTGGAGCCATACCACTCGTTGCATAGAAAAGTTGAAAAATTCTAGCAGCATCTATACTTCTTATTCGAGCTTTAGGAGTAAATTTATACGTTGTTCGAGTTGTGGCGTCTTGAAAGACCAAGATAAGGTCAAGGTTTAACATTTTATCTCCTTAAATACCAAGTATGAAAAGTGTGTCGTTTTGTCCAACAGGATAACCACTATCCGATAGAAGTTGTTTAGCCGCAGCAATTAAATTAAGTTTTATTTGTGATTGTGGTTGATCGAAAGGTTGATTAATACCAATTGTAGTGTTAAAACTAAAATTTGCTTCCGTAGAAACCTCGGCAAAAATACCTAGTGTAGTAGGTGTAATTCCATTTGGATCGCCTTGAGCAAATACAGAAACAACATGAACAGATGCATTAGCCATAGTATGAACCTCCAAATAATCTATATATGAAAAATGAGAACAAAAATAACCTTTATGTATACCTATTTCCGAGAACTTCTGTTATACAGGAGAAGTAATCAAAGTCTAAGTTTCTTGCCGCAGTCGTTGCAGTTTGAACAATTCCACCAATGTTGACTGCAGTTGTCGGTAGGTTTGTTGCAATTGTCCCCCTTGACACATCATTGACAAAGAACTCCCAGTTTGTTGTCGTGTTCCTAACTGCACGAAGTACATACCAGTTATTTGCTGTGACCGCAACACCAGTGCTTAATGCAGTTGACGATGTGCTTGCTGAACGAGTATAACATCTCCAGTTAGCACTGGCTGCAGAACTGAATTCAAACCAGACTCCGTTGGTTCCATATGTAGCAGCAGCACCGTCAGATGCATCTTGGCAGAGTCCAACTTTGCAAATCACTGTTGTAATCGTTGGGATACGCACGATCCATGTAAATTCAGCAATTTGGTTAGCCATGGTCGATGAGGTTGTAGCCGCTGCACCCATCATATGAATTGCTGAGTTGTTACCTGAAGTCGCACCAGTAACAGCACGGTAAATTCCTGGATGGTCTGCCTCAGAAGCCTGAACGCTGTTTGTTGCAGCCGCACTTTGAGTCATCCACCACGACAATTCTCCTGGTTCCTTCGAAGTAGATGCGACTGTAATACCTGATAACATGAAGTCATCTTCAAGGTGGTGAACGAATCTTGAATTCATTGCGGCAGTTGGACGCCACTGGTTTGCAGCAAGGGTATTACCTACTGAATACAATACCTTCTCGGTGTTATCAAAGTATAGTGGAACTCTACCAGTAAATGCTACAGGTGTACCTGTAGGCTTACCTGCCCCTGCGCAGATATAAAGGAAGCCATCAGTTGCACTGGTTGCTAGAGCAGCATTACCAAGAACTGTCGATCCTAATGGGATTATGGTTAGGGCATCAAGAGCCCTTGCTTGGACACGAAGTGGGTTAGCAGTAGATGCGGCAATTGTTGAGACATCAAGTAAGTGCTGAGCAGCGACACCGTTGATTGCGGCTGTATTCTCGGTAAATTTGAATGCCGATTTAGCCGCTGTTGTTAAAGCCCAGTTCCAAGTCTGAGCATTATCTCCGTTGTTGATTGAGTTTGAACCACCAGCGGCTGTGATAGTAGATAATGTGACAGATGCGGTTGCTGCTGCCCATTTAACGCCTGCTGCTTGTGCTGAATCTGCGGTCAGGACGTGTGTATCGGTGCCAACTGCCAACCGTATAACACTTGTTCCGTTATCAACTAACAAATCGCCTTTGGTTGTCGTTGGAGACAACGCATCCATACCTGCAGTTTGTGTTACTTGTCCAGTTCCACCACCAGCTATAGCAACAGTGCCAAAAGCTAGTGCTGTGCCTGCGGAATTAACAACAAGTGCTTGATTTGCCGTGCCTTGAATATCAGCACGATCTGCGGTTGCATTACCAGTTACGCCATAGACCGAACGTGCTGAACCTTGTACAATATTAGCAGAATCTAGTCTAGAGGTTCCAACAGTAGCAGATTGTGAAAGATCAATAGAACTGAATGTTAGTGCTGTACCAGCACCATTTACAACAAGAACTTGGTTTGCTGTGCCTTGGATTGATGCAACATCAGCAGTCGCGTTACCAGTTACACCAAGAACAGACCTTGCAGAACCTTGTGCAAGAGCACTAAATGGTAGATCGCCAGTAGTGGCTGCGGCAGCAGCGAGATTTAAAGCACCAAATGTTAGTGCTGTTCCTGCTGAATTAACAACTAAGGTTTGATCTGCTGTGCCTTGGATTGATGCAACATCAGCAGTTGCATTTCCTGTAACACCAAGGACTGAACGCGCAGAGCCTTGAGTCAAATTAGCGAATGGAAGGTCACCAGTGACTCCATTTGATAGATCAATTTGCGCCCAAACGGGATTATTGCTTCCGCCCGTGTTTGACAGATAACGAGTAGCATTGGTATCTTTTGCTAGTTTTGATAGTGTATTTGCCGCAGATGCGTACAGTATATCACCTTGTGCATATGTAGATTGATTTGTACCACCATTACCTTCAGCTAATGTACCAGATACATGTGTGGTTAGCCCTATTTTGCCCCATAAAGGAGCAACACCAACACCACCTGAAATAAGAGCATTGCCCGTCGCAACACCCGCAAGTTTTGCCAGCGTAGTTGTGGTGTTTGCATACAGTATATCACCCACTGCATAAACTGTTTGTCCAGTTCCTCCGAACGTTGCACCAATTGCTGTTGCATTCCATGTCCCGCTTGTAACTGTTCCAAGTGTAGTGATTGATGCTTGTCCAACATAAGTTGCAGCAATATCAATAGTTGGATTGGCAGCAACGCCATCGCCATTTGATAACGTTATTCTATCTGTTGTTCCTGTAATTGTACGAGCAGTTGTTGTATTTGCTGCTGTTCTAACGACAACTCCGTTTGCGCCAGGATCGACTAATCCGTTTGCATAAAACGATTTCCATGCACCATTATAAACATCGAACCTATCATTGGTTGTATCGTATACAATAGGTGTTCGTCCAGTAAATGATGTTGGGACGCCAGACGGAACACCAGCAGTTGAAGTTATATACAAGAATCCATCTGTTGCACTTGTAGCAAGTGCTGCATTGCCGAGAACGAACGATCCTAGCGCAGTAAATTGCCCTTGTTGTGATGCTCCAATATTAAATGTAGTTGTGCCATTACTACCACTTCCGGTTGGTGTGCCGCTAGTAATTGTAACATTTCCACCAGATCGGTTTGTTCCAACACCGTTTGCAGCCGTAAGAGATACTGATCCTCCTGCTCCGTCTGCTGATGTGCCTCCAGATACTACCGCACTTCCTCCTGCGCCGCTGGTACTCGTCCCCCCTCTCAATGTTGCCAAGCCACCTGAACCGGAAGTAGTCGTCGCACCACCTTGTACAATAACACCACCAGCTTGACCTCCCGATGCATTTGAACTACCCGTGATTGTCACAGCACCAACAGTTCCTCCACCGGCAGGGACAGCACCAGCAGTTATTGTAACACTTCCTGCGACTCCTCCTGGCGCAGTTCCTGCACCAGCGGTTATTGTAACATTTCCACCTGTTCGACTAGTTCCAACTCCTGCTTCAGCAGCAATCGTAACTCCTCCACCACCCCCGTCAACCGGGATTCCTCCGCGAACAGCAGCAACTGCACCACCCCCAGATACTGTTCCTCCTGGACCTCCACGTAAGGTAACAGTGCCACCTGTACCCGTTGTACCACCTGTACCGCCAGTTAAATTTATTTGTCCACCAGTTCCTGACGTACCTGAGGTTCCGCCAGTTATTGATACGTTTGCACCTACTGTTGCTGCCGTTGAAGAGTTGCCACCGCGAACTGTAATTGATGAACCGGTACCAGCATCGGCACCTTGTAAAGTAACTACTCCTATATTAGTTACTGCTAAGATATCATTACCTTGGGCACGAATACGAATTGGATTTGCTGTTGAAGAAGCAATAGTGCTAATATCTACCAAGAATTGAGAACCAGCCCCATTTGTTGCGGCGGAGGATTCGCTAAACGTGAATGCAGTTTTTGCGACAGTTGTTAATGCCCAATTCCAAGTCTGATCATTATCGCCGTTGTTAATCGAATTTGAACCAGTTGCTGCAATGATATTGTTAAGTAGTAAGCCGGTTGCATTACCAGTTCCACCGTTTGCTAGAGGTAGTATTCCTGTAACATCTGTAGTTAAATCAACTTGTGAAAAGGAAATTGTAGTACCATTAGTTCTCAAAACCCTATTCGCTACAGTGCCAGAAGTCCATCCAGGAAGACCAGCATTACTTGTTACAAGAGCAGAAGTGTTTGCGGTTGTGATTGACGAAAGAGTATCTGTTGCTGTTGTGTAAAGCAGCGTATTAGTTCCACCGAAAGTAGCTACACCAGTACCGCCCCGACTTACTGCTAATTGTCCTGTCCAACCAAGAGTTAGAGATGCTGCTCTTAAAAGTGCTGTAGATGGAGTACCACCTAACGTTAACGTAACGTTTGTATCATCCACTTTTGTAAGTGCCGAACCTGTAATTTCTGTACCAGATATTGTGCTCCATGCAGGGATAGTTCCGTTGCTTCTTAGATATGTTGCAGATGTACCTATTGCCAAAGCAGAAAGTGTATTTGCAGCAGAGGCATATAAAGTATCACCAGTAATATATGATGTTAAACCAGTTCCTCCGAACGTTGCACCAATTGCTGTTGCATTCCATGTCCCACTCGTAATTGTTCCTAATGTAGTGATCGATGTCTGTCCAACATAAGTTGCAGCAATATCAACGGTTGGGTCGCCCGAAACGCCGCTTCCATTTGACAAGGTGATTCTGTTTGTAGTACCAGTAATGGTTCTAGTGGTATAGGTTGCAGTTCCTGTTCGAGTAACCAATCCAGTTGTAGATAATCCAGAAATGCCGTTAGTTTCAGCATTACCCGAAGTTTGCCATGCAACAGAGCCACTGTTGTAAAACTCTAGGGAATTGGTAGTTGTATTGTAACGAATGTCACCAGCAGCAGGTGAGCCGGGTTCTTCTGCCGTTGTACCAGCCGGTATACGCAGTGATCCAGTGCTAACAATTGTTAACACTGTTGACGCTGTTGGCGTTATGTATTCAGTACTAAAATCAAAATCCATTATACATCTACCTCCGCAGTTGAAACAATAGCGACCCAATCAATTGTAGTTGCAGCGACGCCGGTTACAGCAATATTTAGCGCTCCGTTTGTTGTATCCGCAGTAATGTTTGCATCCCATGCAGCATTGTCTTCAGCAATTACTGTTTTGCTTGAAGCAACTATTGCTGTTGATGCCGCTGTTGCCGTGCGGCGTATTACCCCAACGAATCTATATCCTGCTGCTTGTGCAGCAGCAGTATTACGAGCCACCAGCAAAATATCAAAAGTCCATGCTGATGTATTTTCCAACACTAATCGTTGTGTACCACCTGTTCCATCTAGAAACATAGTTGTTGATGTAGCATTAGTTGTTTGTGTTCTAAGAGTATAACGACCAGCTTGAGCGTCTCCATCTATTGCAAATCTTCCAGATGATTGAACAGACCCACCATAGTGTCGTGCAATAGCACGATTACCATGAGCAGAAGAATATGTTGCTGATGCAGTGTTTGAACTTCCACCAAGAACGATAGAATCTTGTCCTGAAGCTGTTTGACCCTGACCAATTGCAACTGAATTGTTACCAGCAACCGTGCTTGCTGTCGGTGTAACTGGATTTTCATTGTAAAGTTGTAAAACTGTTCCTGCAATTGCTGCCCATTTAATGCCGGAGCCTACTGTTGAGTCAGCGGTCAAAACAAAGTTATTTGTACCAACTGCTTGTCTTATGTTATTTGTACCATTATGAACAATTAAATCTCCCTTAGTCGTGAGGGGAGACAAATTGTTAAATCCTGTTGTGTTAGTGGTACCATTTGTACCACCATTAGCAATACCGAGAATAGATGTTCCAACAGCAGCAGATTGTGAAAGATCAATAGAACCAAATGTTAGAGCGGTTCCCGCACCATTAACAACAAGCACTTGGTTTGCTGTTCCTTGAATAGAAGCAACATCTGCTGTTGCATTTCCTGTAACACCAAGAACTGAACGCGCAGAACCTTGAGTCAAGTTTGCAAACGGCAATCTTCCAGAAACATCTGTTGTCAGTGCAACTTGGGAGAAGGTAATTGTGGTTCCATCTGTTCTCAAAACCCTATTCGCTACGGTGCCAGAAGTCCAACTCGGTACGCCAGTACTACTTGTTACAAGAGCAGAAGTATTCGCAGTAGCAATAGAAGAAAGGGTATCCGTTGCAGTTGTGTAGAGAAGTGTATTTGTTCCACCGAATGTAGATACACCAGTACCACCACGGCTTACTGCTAATTGTCCTGACCATCCCAATGTCAACGATGCTGCTCGCAAAAGCGCGGTTGTAGGAGTTCCACCTAAAGTCAAAGTAACGTTTGTATCATCTACCTTTGTAAGCGCGGCACCCGTAACTTCAGTACCTGGAATTGTACTCCAGGCGGGTATAGTTCCATTACTCCTGAGATACGTTGCAGATGCACCAATAGTCAGGACAGAAAGTGTGTTTATAGCAGAAGCATAGAGAGTATCGCCCGTAGCATAGGATGTTAATCCAGTACCACCTCTGGTTGTTGCTATTGTTGTCGCATCCCATGTACCAGTTGTAATCGTTCCAAGAGTAGTAATTGACGTTTGTCCAACATATGCTGCATCAATATCAATCGTTGGGTTAGCAGCAATTCCATCACCATTTGATAATGATATTCTATTTGTCGTTCCAGTTATGGTTCGAGATTCCCATGTACCAGAACCTGAATGGACTGTAAGTCCATTTCCAGTACCATTCAAATCTTGCCAAGATGTGTATTCTGCGCTAGTGAAATGATAATATTCATTAGCTGTACCACCTTGTAACCCACTAAGGTCGTTGTGATTGGAAATGCTTGCACCTTGAAAACTTAATTCAAAAGCGCTATCAACCTGAACGAAAGTTACCTGATTTCTTCTAATAATAATTCGTCCCACGAGAACAGCAAATTTTACAACATCTGGTGGTAGTGGAGGTATTAGTGCTTCTTGCGCTGTTGAAAGACTATTGGTATTTTCTAAGCCGTAAACAACATTAACAGTTCCTTCTGCCCCGACGTAAACCCAATGATTATTGTAACGATTAGCACTTAATGCAACTAAGCCCGAAGTTGGATCATTGAACTGTGTTATATCAATTTGAGTTTGTGCTGGTACGGAAACCCAGGTAGATGGTGCTGAACGATACCAATACGTAAATGTATCAACACCACTTGTGTCAAATGCTGCGAACACATATTGATCAATTCCTTCCCAAAAAGCACCAGAAGTAATTGCGATATTTCGCGTTCCGGTTTCACTAATACGTGCCCCAGAAGCATGTTGAAATGGTTGAGTCGCTTCGAATCGTTCAATAACTCCTGCTATTGAATTATCAATTTTTAATCTGGTTATGTTATTGACAGATACTTGTGTGCCACTTCTGTAAACAACTCCCAATAAGATAAATCTATTATCGTATGTTTGAGATGTCTGAGTTACTACTTGTGGTGAACCACCATTATAATCAACGTAAATGTAATTTACCATTACATCAGTTAAACTTACTGATGCGTTTGTTGCCCAATCGAAGAAATATAGTGGTGAAAGAGTGGAGTTCGCATCGTGGATTAAACCGGTGCCACCAGTAACTGCAACCGTACCATCTCCATTTGAAGTTATTACCCCACCAGAAAATGAGCCACGACTACCAAAAAGACCGATGAAATCTTGAACTGTGTCGTAGGTCGAAGGACTTAATTTTAAGACACCAATATTATCTGCTGTTAGATCAGTAAACGAAACCGTTTGAGTCCAATCTGTATCAAGAGCTCCCGTTTTAATATAAAGTTTTCCGTTTGTGCGAAGATATAATGAACCTAGTGCTGTTGAAACGCCTGTTATTGTAGGATCAGCAGTTGCAGCAACAACAGACGACAATGTTGATTCGTCAACAAATAGTGCGAGACCATTTTCGTCTATTGTAAATGCGGTGGTAATATCTGCCATGTTATGGTCCTATTGCAGCTAGGCGTTTAATTTCATAGTCGAAAGCAACTCCAGCAGTTACAGTTAGTATCAATTGTGTTCCAACAGAAGTTACACTAAACGATAACCCAGTAATTGCACCACCTCTTGTTAATAAATTTGATGATGTAAAGTCAACTCCGTTTGCATCGTCTCTAATAGCAAATATTTCTCGAGCACGAACTCTTGAAGGAATACCATTGCTGTTAATTCTTACGACCCATCTAGCCATATTTATTCCGACAGGAAGTGTATCAGAAATCGTTACAACACTCGTTCCTTTTATCTCTGCATTGTTTTGATAGACAAATGCATTTAGTTTGGCTGTTGCGAGTTCGAGATTATCATTTGTACCAATAATATTACCAACAGTAAGGGGACCTCCACCTGTCGGAGAAGCATAGTCTGGTGTTTCAACACCAACGGCATCCTTTCCAATAAAGGTCCGAATGTCGCCCTCTTCTGTAGCGCTACCACCAGTACCGGTAATATTTCTCCAGTCAGCACTTGTGTTTGTAAAATCTTGAAACTTTTGATACACAGCAGTGGTAATACTGGTGCCAGCATTAACAAGCCAAATTGAACCAACTGGAGCATTTTGTGCATCAGCTTGTAAATTGGGAGCAGAAGTGCCCGTTAGGATTTGGACAAACGATGATGGATCAATGTCAATCTCAAATCCTCGTTTTGCACGGTGGAAATCTATAGTCATTATAATACCTTAGGTTGCTGGCCACTTTTTTGTAATATCGTATTCTTCGCCATTATGAATATCTCCTTCTTTTTGAAATTACACTTTCGCCAGCAACTAAACCACTAGAAGGAGTACCATTACGTTTAAAGATTGATACATCTACAGTCAATACTGCTGGTCTAATGGCCACAGTATTCGCTATCCAAGTTTCTGATGCAGCAAGTGTAAATGTGCCAGGGTTTAGTGATGATACTGGTGAAACTAGACGAGCTGATCCAGTTTCCGCTCCAGCATTAACTCCTGCTCCAGATACTGTGCTATTTAAGTTTGTAAAAGTTGCCGGGGCAGCAGTATAGGTTATATCGTCATCTCCAGAACCTGATACTGCGAGCCATAGAGTAAATGAAGTGGTCGTGCCCCAACTTGGTATTAAGTTTGGTGGGTCGGGTAAGTTGCTAGCTCCAGTAGCTGGAGTTCCAACTGCTACTCCTGTGAGATCACCAAACCAATTTGTGATGCGATGCACGTGTGTTGCTGCTGTGGTTGCTGCACTTGTCACAAAATTGACTGTAGTTCCTCCCTCTGTTCCATCGGCTACCTTAGCAAATCCAGCAAACGTTACTGTAAAGGCAAGAGAAGCTGCTGTGTTTGTCGTACTCCACAAAGCAGTCCAACTAGTAGGTGTTGTAAAGCTTGAACCGACCACGCCTGCAGTTCTTGCACTGATATGCATGAAGAGCAAATCACCTGCTGTAACTGTTGCTGGCATAGAAACATTATGGGTAGTCGAAGCCACCGCAAAAGCAGTAGTAGTTACAGATGATACTGTTGGGGCTGGATAGGTAGTACCAGCAGGATCATATAGCATTGGATATCGACCCTGTAATCCATTCACTATATTATCGTGCCCTCTAGAAGCGTATATTGTGGCAATCTCGGCATCAGACAAAGCACGATCATAAACTCGAACGTCCTCTATATTACCATTGACATCAAATGAATTACCGTTATTTCCATGTCTGCCGATTAGACTGTTTAATCCTTGTGTATAGCTAATTGTAGTGGCACTGGCTGCTGTAGCCACCAAGCTTCCATCGATGTAGATATTGTTGATATTGTTGGTATCGCTAAACGTGTATGCTAGGTGACGCCATCCAGTTCCTGCGATGAAAGTCGCTGTAGTGAGGTTTACCCACGTCACTCCGTTATAAACAAAACCGGTTACGCCATTACCAGGCGCACCACCTGGCGCATCCGCTCGTAGTCCAACGTTGTCTCCAATCGAAACGACTTGCGCACCTGAGGTGTCAGCGGCAATTAAGTTCACCCAGGCAGACAAAGTAACATCCACTGGATTTCCAAATAGTCCAGTGATAAGAACCCCTTGATTATTTGTGCCAGGAAATGCTATCATGTCGTAAATTCCACAATCATTTCTAACAGATACCAATCACCAGTATGCGTATCACCTGCTTCCGTACCTCTTCGAGTCAACTCAAATTGATAATGTGTTCCTACGCTCCAACCTAGGGATGCTAATGTAATCGTTTGGTTATCGTATTGGAAGTTCGTATTAGTTGGAATTGAAATTGTTGTCAAGTTTAGAGCCGCTGACCAAGCACCAACTACTGCGTTATCAGGAACTGATCGGTGGTAAAGTGTTGGTTGAATTGCTGTTGGTGCGCCTGGGGCTGTTCGTGCTCTACTCTTGAAATAGAACACAACGTTTACCGCTCCTGATGGAATAGTAAACTGACCACCAACTCCTTCTTCAATCGTATCGTCAAAGTTACGAATTGTTAAGCCAGAGTTTGCAGTATCTGCTGTCGCTGGTGCAAGGGAATTAACTGCCCAGTTTGCTGTCACAGGGTTGTCGAACTGATCTGCTTGGAATGTAAATCTTTGAACGAATGCACCAGCGGTGGCAATGGTAATTGCCCCCGCTGCCGGTGTTATTGTAATACCAGAGCCAGCGGTGATGGTTTTATATTCAAGAGCAGTCGCACCTGTATTAACGCCAAGTACTTGGCTTGCGGAACCAATTGACGTTAACCCAGTGCCGCCTCTGTTTGTTGCAATCGTCGTTGCACTCCATGTACCTGTTGAAATTGTACCAAGTGTCGTAATTGATGTTTGACCAACATATGCTGCATCAATATCAATTGATGGATTACCAGCAACACCACTACCGTTTGATACGGAAATACGACTTGCAGTGCCCGTAATTGTACGTTGTGTCCATGTATCTCCACCAGTTCGAACTGCAAATCCAGTACTACCAAGGCCTTCGAGAGCAGCCAAATCATTGGCAAGTACAAATGTTGGATTACCAGCAACGCCATCAGCAGTTGATATACTGATACCAGCTGCTGGTGCAACGAGTGTACGTGTTGTTGAAGTACCGGTACCTGTAATTACATATAATCCTGTTGTTGCAATTGCAGCCAATGCAGTTAGATCAGAGTCGAGCGTTTGGAAACCAGTAATTGCATGTGTATGATCACTTCTAGACAGTGTATCAGCAATACCTGCAGCATTCGTTGTAACTGGAGTCAATGTCGTAATTGGAGCTGCAGTCGATATTGGGTCGGCCGAAGTAGCACCGTGACGAGATCCGTGAGTGGATACATCAACGCCGTCAACCAAGTTAACGTTGGTGACACTATTACCACCCATATTGAGATTACCGGACATAGCACGAGTACCGCTAACTAACAAGTACTGTGGATGATCGTCGTTTAATAATCCGGTCAAATCTCCGTGTTTAACAACTCCTGAAATTGCGGGGGACTGGAATCCCAATCGTGGACGAATGTCAATAATTTCGACTATGTTCGGATTGCCTTCTTGAACAATAATTGCTGCAATTGGAACGTTAATATCCAAAGCCAAAAACGACGGTGGTGTTGGCAATGGAGCTGTCTCAGCAGCTAATAGTGTTGCATGTTCTGCTTGCCCGTAAACGAAATTGTAGATTTCGTTACCATCATCACCTGCCAAGTATAGAGTGTGTTTGGTGTAGAACCCTACTGTGAGCGCGGTTAAGTTTGTTAGATCATTATATTGTGTATTGTCAGCGATTGTACTCGTATCACTGTCTGGTGTTCCAGCTGTGTGAAAATGTCGCGTGAATGAGACACTAGTTCCACCAGATGGAGTAAACGTTTGCTTAGAATAGTAATACGTACCGGAAGAAATGTCAAGTTCTAGTGGTGTTGCATCTTCTGAAACCAGACAACCGCTTCCGAAAAGAGATCCAACAGCCTTTCTCAAGAAATCATCAAGGAACGTTGCTGACTGGGTTGCAACGATCGGAATATCAGCGACAAGAGCGATATTACCACCTCGTGTTAGAACACGACCAAGAAGAATTGTCTGGACAGTATCTGGAAGACTGTTTGCAAATTGAACAATTTGAGACTCATCAACGTAGATGTAATTTGACGTGTCGTCGTCAACAGTCAAAAGTGTCGTTATCCAAACGATTTTTTGGGCGCGCATCGTTACGCTATTGATGAGATAACCGTAACCATTAGACACAGAAACTTCTAACGGATTGATTGTGGTTGTAATCACACCACCTAACAGAGATCCTGTTGCAGAGGCCTGCTGAATCAAATCGGTAACGTTTGTAGCATTTCCTTGTTCTGCACCAAGTAATAATGAACCTATAAGAGAGAAGCCAATATTTTCTGGTTCTGTAGAGTCTGTACTAGTATATGAAAGAGAAAGTGAAGCTCCTGATGCCACGATGACTTCTTCGGGATCGGCTGATCCCGCGAAAAACCCAACTGTCCCCGCGTGTTCGATTAGGATGTTTGGCAAGTCATCTTGAATAATTTGTGCCTGGAGGTAAATCTTAGAACCTGCTCCAACATTCGGAACGTGTACCCCGAGACCAACATCTCTGATCATCAATCCACTACTACTTACAGTAGCACCGTCTTCAATGTATAAACCTACTCCAACTTCGTCACCTGAAATTCCAATATTTTGGAATGTAACTATAGCTCCTGTTCCTACAACACTTAAGGCACGAATAAGACCAGTACTTGGTGTTAACTCCCCAACACTGGAAAGTACATCTACCGTTGTACTTTGACCTCCCGTAGAAACTACTTGTATACCGTACTGATGAGTTGCACCACCGTGGCTATTAATGTCATGTAGATGAGCTACAGTTGGTACTGCATCACCTTCAATGTAGATGTCAGATTCATTATCTTCAAAGTGCATTCGTGACACAAGGACATGATCAACGTCTTTTATAACAACACCACGCCCACTCGTTGCTCCACTAACCATAAAGCCTATCAATCCCGAATCATTACTCATCGTAACAACGTCATCGGCAGGGTTCGATGGTATAATGGTAGCAGTTCCTTCTGTTACTGCCGTAAGGTGAGTACTTGGTGGTATTACAAGAGCAGATTCAGTATAAGTTCCTGGAAAAACAATAACTGTCCAGTGATTCGACGGTATAGGTGATTGGGTAGCAACATAATCTAATGCATCAGCAATTGAGTCATACTGATCAATACCAGGATCTTGCTGAACAAACACCGTATTTTGGAAAATTGCATCATAAGTCAACCAGTCAGTACCTATATAAACAAATACTCTATTTGCATATGTACCACGTTTGATCAAAAGGGCATCGCCGTGCGATTCTTGATTTGTATCTTCTGTAAATATACCGGTCGGTTGGTCGTAAATGTACACATTAGGACCACCACTACCGACTATTGCAGAAAAGAGAACACGTTGACCTCCTGTAATCGATTGACCATCAATAATAATTGGAAAACTAGGAGTACCGGTTGGTACAACAGCGGCTACTCTATCAACAACTTCTGCAGGTTCGCGCCATGATGTTGATGCAGCAACATAATCTTCGGTTGCTAAAACTTCCCACTTGTCAAATCCTGAACCAGCATTCTGTTTGACGTATAGATCACCACCCGTGTCTAGATAAATTGAGCCGACTTGTGCATTAATCGTGTCGGTAGTTGATCCTGGAGGACCACCTCCACGAAGAACCTTGACAGAACGATCAATTTCAAGACCTTTTGAAATCCTAAAAAATTCAAGCATCTATTTGTTCCTATACGTTTTTACTATTTATACGGAGACGGGCTCTCGTACGAGATCAACCACAATTGGAAACGCTTCATTGTTAGTTATCTCGAGGTTAATATTCAATCCACTTGTTACTACATCAACATCTATATCAAATGATGCTCCAACTTGTGAATACATTGTAAATGAAGGACTACCGTAGTGTGTTAGCATATTGATTTGAAATCCTTCAGTTTCATCTGTTGTATCATGAGATGCAGCAAGTAACCATTTAACTTGATGGTAACCAACGTGATTAACTTGGTCTACTATCACTGTTGTTGCTGGATCGATAATAATTCCAGTAGTAAATGCCATGTAAATGTTACATTCCACATCTTGCGCACATGGTGCTGGGGCGCAATTCGTTGTCGGTGGAGGAACGGTTGTCAGGTGATCAATTGTTACACCAATCCGTGAACCGACAACTGCTATATCATTTGGTTCATTATTTGTTACCCTTAGTGTTACTTTAGTACCTGTAACTACTATATCAATTGTTGCATTTATTCCCATTGGACCAACAATTGCATATTCAGTTATTGTAAATTGAGCTATACCATTAACACTGTAAATTTCACGCGCTTCAATATTTCCACTTGTAAGGTCGAGTAATGTTAGTAACCATTTTTCAGCCTTATGATACCGAAAAGGAACTGTATCTACAATCAACGTTGTTCCTGTTGGAACTGTTGTATCGTGTATCTGAACGATATCAAGTGGCGCAAATCCACTTGGGATAGGAACCGTAGGTGATGCGATCCGTGGAACTGGTACTCTCGTCAAATAAATAACAATCTCGTTTGCTTCATTATTAGTAATTTCCAACTGAAGATTCCCACCACTAATTGTAACATCAACAAGATGGCTAACACCGTTTCCTTGTGATGAATATACTGTTTGGAATGGTAATGTTCCATCTTGGTGAATTCCATACACCTCATACATTTCAACATCATTAGTATGATGATTGACAACAGCAACAAACCACTTTGCACCTCTGTAGTCACTAACAGGAATTGTATCAACAATTACTGTTGTACTACTATTGACAATAACAACTCCTGTGATCGCTTGGAGAGCTGGTGTAACAGATAGGGTTAAATATGGTGAGATACATATTGGGGTACCGGTCGGACGTGATAATATTGGGCTGGTCATTAATCTGTGTTTCCGAGTAAGTGGAACTATCAACTATTTATGGAGTGTAATCACCACATATAAATAACCAATAACGAAGGATTGATATGGCGAATAAGATTATAACAGCACATTTTACTAGATGTGGGGTCCCTGCAACAGGACTAACACCAACTATTGATATATGGGAACTTGATCCTATTGTTCCAGCGACATTCACACAAGTTATTAACGATGGAGTATTTACTGAACTAACACAGGGTTGGTATCGGTATGATTTTGGTCCGTATAATCCTGCAAACACATATACATTCACTGTCGATGGTGGTGAGACTCTACCGCTTGGTGAAAGATATCAGGTCGGTGTTAACGAGTCATATGTTGAAGAAATTGCATATGAGGTGTGGGAGGAAGATGCAACTATCCACCTTAACGTTGGAACGACGGGACTTGTTTTAAATCAAATTAAGGCTAATACAACGTCTATCGTTCTCACTGTTGGAGCAATTCACTCTATAGTCACAACACTTCTCAAGTATGAACGCAATAGAACAAGAATTGATAAGATAGCGAGAACACTAACAATTTATGATGATGATTGTGTCACGCCATTAACTGTCTTCGATCTCAAAGATTCCTCTGGTAGCCCAAGTGTACTAGAAGTTTGTGAACGAGTACCAACAACGTGTCCATAAAATGTTAACTTCTCCTGTTGGGGGTCTAATTACTGGTGGTCTGTGTCTTCCCGCATGTTGCGGAATGATCACAATGAAGTTTCACCTATTCGTATGTAAATTAAGCGTCGGTGGTGGCGCCTTTCCCGGTGTTATTCCACTATCACCTGGACAGGCTGGAAAATTATTTAAGCCTGTCAATAGTCGTTGGTTAATGCCATACGAGAAGCGTTGGCACTGTGTTAAAGAACGTCATGTTGTAATCAAGACGAAACTACAACATGAAGATGGACAAATTGAACAACAACTTAATGTAACTATCTGTGAACCTGAACAACCTATCGCAATCGAAGACACAATCATTCAAATTCAGATTCCAACAGCTCTTGCTGCACTTGATATCTCATCGGATGCATATCTTCGTCCAATTCAGTTCTATGCAAGACGTGTTACACATGGGATTGAAGTGATTAATGTTCAGCCAATGGTGAATGTTACACTGAAAAAACAAGATACGGACGAAAACGAATAAATAGTACATTCAGGGAATAATTATGAGTGATGCAATCAAACTAAACATAGAAAAGGAAAATTCATTGACATTTCAGGTGAATATTTCCGGTATTGATACAACCGATATAAAGGTTCGCTTTGCAATTGATACTGAGGCTGTTTGTTACATGTTCCCTTGTGAAAAAGTTAACGAAGAAGAATATAAGGTTGTTATTCCAGCACTAAAACATATTCCACATGAAACATACAACTGTATGATTGAAGTTGTTGCAAACGAGTTCTTCTTTGTTGCAATGAATGGGAAGATCAAACTAGTTGGAACACCAAAGATCAAAGCAAAGGTCAAGAAAGAAAGTGTGGAAGATAACTCCGACGCACCAGAAATTCACATTACTGCATCGCCAATCAAGGTTGAACAACTTGAAGAAGGAAAGAAGCGTCACAAACGTGACGAAGAAGATGAAGATGAAGCACTTGATCAATCAGATACTGATGATGCTCTAGAAGTACAAACAGATCCTGGTGCTCTAACATCTGAAAGTAGGGACAATGCTGTTAAAAGAATTCTTGGTGAGCTTGGATATAAGTATGAACCAATTAAGAGTGGAAAGTCATTAAAGTCCTATCTTAAGGACGGATAATACGATTCGCTTCTAGATTATCAACCAATCTAAACAAATGTTTACAAAGTCCTATAACACTTAACGGATTCACAGGTGGTCTTGTTGTTGTCTTCCGTATGTATGGTGGAGGAGGATTGCCTAGTAGACTATCATCGTTATAGTTTGTCATTGCAAACCGCCATCTAAAGTCCATACAATCGCAAACGACTGTACAATTATGAACTGTCTTTGATACAGGAGTCATATGATACTCTTGTCCGTCACTACCTTGAAACGTTGCAACATCTGGAGTATCTTCATCGTGAAACTCAACATCGGTTATCATTATTGATGGGTGATATGTTCCACCGGCTGTTTTTGCAACAGCCTTAATTTCAAGTGTATTCGATTGTACATATGGAACATACTGAAGATTAGATACATTCACTGTCGTCATAATGTTCTGACGCTTCTTTGTACCAGGAAAGCCCCTAATCGCATCTTGCTCAAGACGACTGAGTTGTGCTTCGTATATTTGTTTAAGAGTCAGCATTGAAATCTCATGTTTAGATCAGATATTTATCTCATCCAGGAATAAAAAACTGTTGACATCATAATTAATTGAGAAGATAATAGATATGCCCCCCCAGCAAGCATATTCGGTTTTTACCCTTATTATTATTTCTACTATCCTTGGTCTCTTCCAAACCATGGATCGAACGAGTTTTGGTCATTCGGGTTCGTAAATGCACCACTTACTTGTCGAACTGTCGGAGAAATTGTTGGACCACTAAAGTCGATTAGGAACGGCATCCCTGGATCACCCTCGTCGAACTCATCATCAAAATATTCGTCCTCGTTAAGTGTGTATAGTGTATCAAATGCAGCCTGTTCATATGTAGCAATTTCTTCAATCAATCTAATCACAATTAGCAACGCAGAGATGCAATCGTCAGTACTTCCTTGCTGTGCCATAAATGTTCCAGCCTTGCGAATATATCTCTTAAGTTCTGTAAGCAATATCTTAGATCGAATACCAATTTTCCCTCTTTCTACAAGTTGTTTTAAAGTAATACATGCTCGAAGTTTGGTCTTTCCGGTTGTATTCATTCCAAGACGGTTTTTACCTGATTCGGAAATTAATTCACCAGAACTAGCTTGTTCTTCGTCGTTTTGGTATAGAGCGACAATTGCCTCACCAACACCATTATTTTCAACAGAAAAGTACGCTTGTGCTCCTGCTATTTGAATTTGTCGGAGAATCCATCTTAAACTTAGATAGACAAGCTGTGTGTTTGTGGTATTAGATCTAAATTCGGCAATTTGTTGCATACTTGGAAATTCAAACATCTCAATTACACTTGAATCATTTCCACTACCTGTAGCTGGATCAATACCAATCAAGTATGTTCTACCCTTTCGTATTGGTTCCCATTGGACAAATCCCCTCTCATTTGCTGCAGGCATTGTGACGGTATTATTATAGGCATTAAGAATAGATGATGGAATTAGTAGTGCTTCACTACTAATGAATTCGCACATATATTCCTGTTTCCACTTTTCTTCGCCAATCACTGCAATTTGTTCTTGCTTAAACTTTTCATCTCGTCCTGGTGGTTCATCCCATTTAACGTGACGAGATTTGAATACTATACCTTCTTTAGTTGCCGCTTGAACTTCTGCTCGATTCCATAGTGTAGCAAATAGATCACTATCACCATTTGGTGTAGATGCTATAATGCATGATCCACCTGTTGCAAGTGTTGGTGATACTGAAGACCAAAATTCATCCTGAATTCCCGGTTTAACGAATGCGAACTCATCGCAGAACAGCAACGAGATAGCAAGAGTACGACCAGACTGAGGTGTTGTGGCTTGAGAAACAATTCTTGAATGGTTATCGAAACTAATGTTGTGTTTGTTCCACCCATCATCGACAACGCCAGGCTTAAGCCAGTCTGGTAAATTTTCGTATGCGTATCTAATCTTAGTGATCATTTCCATTGCGTTGTAGTTCTTATTTGACACAATAAGAACTGTCTTGTCGAAATTAAACATTGCATACCACAAAATATATGCAACAGATACTGTACTTTTACCTGTTTGCCTCGCACTGAGAATAATGTTGTATCTGTGATTGCGGAAGTTGTTGATTAGTTCTTCTTGATATGGATATAGATCAAATGCTATGTTACCAAGTAAGGGGTGTTGTACTTTAACATACTTTCGGATGAAGTATATTGGGTCAGTTGCACATCGTTTAAGTTCAAGAATATGTTCATGTGCATATTCGATTGGTGTATGCGCACGAATAACATTTGGATTACTTCGTAGTGTCATAATGATTCTCCACGACACTATTTACTGAAAATTAATCCCTGATGACCTTTACTATGTTTGAAGTAATTCTTGATGCGAACACAGCTTGTACTCTTAATCCTTTATATGGACCAAGTTTCCTCTTTTTGTCGTTACGAATTAAGAACCAAACCTTTTGGTTCTCTAAAATATCCAAAGGATGCTTTATAATATTGCTTACATTGATAAAAAGGTTATCGTCTGAAAAATGAAAGTCCACATCGTTAAACGTGCGTATAGCGACGATACCCCTTGCCAAAATATCGTCTCCGAAGATGACAGCTAATTCTTCGTGAGGTAAAGCGGGAACGGCGACGTTTGGGGAAATTGTAACTCCAACACAGTTTGGTACAATCTTAACTAGATCGGAAGTTAGTGCAATATCAATTAGTTGTTTAGCATTGTCGTGCCACAAAGTGTCTGCAGATTCCCACAACTGAGCGTTATCCATCTTTAGTGAAATTGGAAATATCGAGCCATTGATACAGTGGAGTTGAATGTCTGCTTTGTTCCTTGACTTTCGTTTGTGCTTTACGATTGATGCTTTTGTGACGGACTTGACTGTAATTGATTTGTTACCATCTGATAGAACAATATTTAAACAACGTTTATGTTCCGTATGTGTGTTGATTGTGCTAACAAGCCTCATCTCGTTATCACGACCAGGAAAGAACTTTTCTTTCTTTATGATAATGTTTAGAGAGCCATTATAGACAATATGACCAATACTAGAATATTTGGTTGTTTTGACGTGAATTGTGTTAGGAACATTATCAAGAATGAACCTCATTATATCGTGGCGATCCTTGTTTGTCGTAAGGACAAGTTTCGACTTCGTTAGCTCTCTTATTGTTCTAAGACCAAGATCGTAGTGAAGTGTCTTGATGTCAAGTGGTGTAAACGAGCTATCTTTTGAGAATAGGGTTATTAAATCAATCATCCAGAGGTTCTGGCTCTATTGTGAAGTCGGTGTCAATCACACGCTTCAACATTTCTGAACGGCTCATTATTACAGTATTATTGACCGTTCGTGGCTTAGTTGCTGTAACAGCAACTTTATCCTTATGACGTTTGTGTTCGGCAAGTTGTTTGACAGCATCTAGTGCAGTGTTTAGAAGTCCGTTAGCAACTTCCATGTTACGTGCCGCATATTTGACATCACCATCTGTTGCGATATTAACTTGCATGTCGTACGCTGTTAGTGCTATATCATTAATGTCGTGGAGTTTCTTTTCAATCTCATTATCTTTGACGTCATACTGGCCGTGAGGAACAATGTCAGTTGTTACATGACGTTCTGTTGTTGTCACGGTTGTTCCTGTAGGTATATCAAATACCGCTTCAAGAGGATGTTCAACAAGTTTTTCTTCTACGATCTTTGTCATATTGAGGTTTGAAATTGTTTATCTGTCTTTGATTGTTGTTTAAGATACCACTCTGCTGTTTCAAGAAAGTTAGCATCTGTAATCATTATGTCAAGGACTTCACTTGTTAAGTCATCAAAATCAATATTGTTGATGTCAACACCTAACTTTCTTGTGTTGGAAGTGAGAACAGCACGGAGGAACTTTTGAAGTTCTGTTCTTACGGTGGCATCATCTTCATCCTTAAAGTGCTCGTAAGGATAGTCATAATCAATAGCTGCCTTTCTCATAACAGGATCGAATAAAACGCTCCGCATTCCATATTCAGGTTCAGCAATTACTTTGCGTAGTCCAGCGATCGCAAATCTTACAATTTTATCTTTCTTTGAAGGGTCGAGTTTAGTGTCAGCATATAAATTCAGACCAGGAGCATACGCTGCTAAACCACCAATAGTCTTCAAAAAATCACGTCTTGTTATTTCGTTAATTATCTCACTCAATCTCATATTACTTCCTTCGGAACAGTTCACGTTCTGTTAGGATTCGAAACCTATATCCATGTTGCTTACAGTATTGTTCAGCAGCTTTCCATTTCGCAGTGTTAATTGAGAACATTAGTGCTTCCATAAGGTCGGCACTATTTTGTAGTTGTTTACTAGGTTTGATTTCGATAATTTCTTCAACTACTTGATTATATTTATCTTTATACTTAATGTAGTAATCGGGAAAATACCTGTGCATTTGATTGTCGGTAGGTTTTAGATATGGAATTGCAAGACATTCACTACCCCACTCAAGAACACTAACGTTGTTGTCAAGAAACTCATGGAACTTACGCTCCCATGATGACATGAACCGAATCTTATCTTTGTTCTTCCCGACATATTTCTTTGGATTCTTGAGTTTATAGTACCCCTGGTGGTATCTACGACCACCAAAACTTCGGTACATTTTTTGTTCAATTTCCTTATTTGTTGTCATGTTTAACTGCCATAAATCTTTGAACTGATAGATGATGTGAAGTTAGATGAACTACCAGCTGGAATACTGTTTATAGGTGGAACAGTGGTATTTTGACTTCTAACGTCACTACGTGGCTGACCTGATGCATATGGTAAGTTATTGTTCTCAGCATGTAGTGTTGCTCTGTGATCAAATCTGTTTGGAGGATCATTTGGTCCTGGTGGATGATTTAACGCAGTTTGGTAATCCACTCTACTTGCTTGAGCTTGCCATTCGGGTGTTCCAGGTGGTGCTGTAATCGCATCATATCCAGTATTTGCCTCTCTTGCCATTGCAACTGTTCGTGCATTTCTTGTAGTCGTAGGAGTCGCAACGTCCGGAGGAGGTGAAGTAGATGATCCAAATGGTGGAGTAACAGGTGTTGCTGGTGTAACGGCAGCAGTTGTTGTAGGTGTTGGAGCCGCAGTCGGATTTGACGCTTGTTGAAACTCTGTTGTCGTTCGTCTGGTTGGTGTTGATATGTTTTGTGGTTGTGGGTTTAACTTTTTCATTCCTTCAAAGTTTAAGTGTTTAACACCATCAGCAACTGCCCTCTGTAGTTCATTAAGTTGAGTTGCAGTTGAGACTCCAACTTTAAGATCTAACATATCATAGTTGAATGTGAATGTTACCGAGTTTGTATTTGATTCACTCATGGTTAAGTCATCAAGAGTGAAGTCTGTAATTCTTGGATTGTAGTATTTGTAAATATCAACAAACTTACCGAAACTATATGCGTGGTAGATTGTGATACTTTCAATAATTGCTGTTGCTGATTGACCCTGAGCATTGCCACTCTCATTATATGCCAAAGGACCGAGAGAAGCTGTCCATGGGGCATTTGGATTAACAACCTGTTTTAAAGTCCCACTAAAAAATCCCTTGTCGAAATCCATACCAGCAGAGTCAATAATGCCCAAAAGATACTTTGGATCTTGTTCTGTAGTTCTCATTACTGGACTAAGAATCTTCATATATGTGTTGAAGAAGTTTAGCGACGAGTTGTCGTTCATATCATGTAATTCAATTGATATTGGATCCCAGGACACCCTTTTTGGGATATTTGTACGGAAGTTGTACATATTAACTTCTTCGTGGTCAATTTTATATTTCGGTCTATCGGCTCTTTTTAATAGGAACGTAAAGGTTGGATCAAACAAACCAGCAGTTCCAAATGGACCTTTAAATGTTATATCCATGAGAAACAAAAATTTCTGCTTGGGCTGAAATATTGTTACTAAGTCTTGAGCATAGGATCGTGTAAACTCAAGAGCAGATGGAATTTTGTTTCTGAAATCAATATCTGGAAGTCGTTTCTTACGAAGGAACGTTTCTGCAAAGATAATAAACCAATGCATCTTAACCAAATCTGCAGGAAGGCTCTCGTAGATTGTTACAGTTGGATACTTAATAAGGTTGAAAATGTAGTTAAGCGACTTAAATGGACCAAAATTTGCTTTTGATAGTTTCTCGTTAACAATTTGCATGAATAATGAACTAGCAGCAGCTACACCTGCATCAACAACTGGACCATTCTCTTGTTGCATAAATGGAATGTCTTCGGGATTAACTCCCATTGCCGATATTAGTTGCTTGTAACCTGTATTAAGAAACGAATCAATAGTACCTTGTGCTTTGGAAGCAGTGAAATCGTCGATAACTTTATCTACAGCCCCATTAACAGAATTATTAGCCTGAATCAATGTACCAGGATTAACAGGAACAAAAGAAGCTGGACTACTGTCACTTACAACTTGAAATGGATTTGCCATGAAGACTCCAATGTTTGCTGTATTTATCTATGGAATTAAAACAAAAAAGCCCACCGAAGTGGGCTTTTTGAACGTGTTTGTTATTATGATCCAACAGCAGGACCACCGAGTGCTGAGTTTCCAGATGTATTGAAGAAACGTTGGTATGCATGATCGAACCGAATCGTCAGGTTGATTTTCCATGTTTCATTTCCAGTACCATATGTACCATTGTTATAGTTAGCAGCTTGAATCCAGCAACCTTCATAGAACCAGATTTCAAGTGGAGCTTCGTTACCATCGAGAACGTCTAGCTGAACGGCGAATTTATATGAGTTACCATCAATCGCTGTTGCGAGCCATGGACCTTCGACACCAATTAAGAATTGTTGACGTTGGATTTGAGCTTGAATAATTTTGGACGCACTGCTTGTAATATCATCTTCAATGGTCATTGCAAGCGTTTCCCAAGTATGACGACCTGCAACCCAACCTCTTGAATTGTAACGGAACAATTCGACTTCTTCGAAAGTTAGATTTGGACGTGCTACTTCGATTGCTTGAACAGAAAGTGCTCTTGAGTCAGGAAGTCCACCAATGTTGTTAAAAAGCACTCTATATTTGTTAATCAGTTTTGGATGGAGAATCCCCGTTCCACCACCTGGAATTGGAACTCCGAAATCATTAATTGTTGCCATATTGCGTTTCCTTTTTGTGACCTATCACGATTATATATGTCAGTCGTCAAATCATTATGGAAGATCTGCACCAGTTGCTAGAATCCTAATTGGGACGTAGATAAATTCCACTGCCCTTGTTGGTTTTAGAGCAACATCGATGTAAAGTTCATTTCTATCAATACGATCTGGTGTATTGTTTGAGTCATCACAAATTGTTGCGAAGTCAAATAAACCACGTCGTGCTAAAATATCACCTAAGAAATTGTCGACTACAGCCTTAACGTTATTTCGTGTAATCTGATCGTTTGGCTCGAAGAGGAACGGTACAAGATTCTTACGAAGTTGTCGTTTAATGTATCCTAACAGACGTGACACATTAATACGATCCATTGCACTTGCTGCATTCTGCGATGTTTTTTGACCAAACAATAGGATACCACGACCTTGCAGATTTGCAATTGGGTTAAGGTTTGTGAAGTACTTATACATGTTGTCACGTTGACCTTGGTTTAGAGCAACGGGGATAAACGTTGTAGCTGTTCCTAGAATACCATCAATGTAACCAACGTCTGAGACACTCGTTACTTGACCACGTTGTGTACCAGCGGGTGCAAACCAAACTGCTGCCTGATTGTCACTGAAAGCCCATGTACGAAGTGCAATACCACTTGCTGCAATAAACACATCGTGTCCATCAAGATTTGATGCGAGACCGTGTGGGTAGTAGTAAGCAAGTTTGTTAGAACGTCGACGATCGGACGATACAGAATCACCCCATGTAACGACTTCATCAGCATCCATATCAAATGGTGGATCGCCAATGACCATTGCTTCTTCCAGAACATCAACACTCAGTGTGAGCAGTTCATCAACAACTTCGTGATAACCAGGACATAGAATAATGTTGTATTCATATGTGTCTGAACGGATATCTTGGTTGCTATTGATTGTTGCTTGCAAAGATTGTACGATTGCTGCACGTCGTGCAGCGTCGTCATTACCAAGAGTGGTTTCGTTAAGAAATTCTTGTGTGTACTGATAATCAGCCGCTGAATCAATTAATGTTTGTGCTGCTTCTGATGGTGTCCACTCTGTTCCAATAAGAGTACCAAGACCAAGTGTAACCCATTCGTTTGCAACGCCAGTCAAACCAAGAAATCCTACAACTGCAGGTGGTTGATTGTAGCCGTTGCTGAAGATGTTTAGTGGATTTGATGTCCAATCTGCTTCAAAATTCGTTCCTGTATTACGGAAAGCATATGCATGGTAAACACTACCGTTCATTGCTGTATGTGCATCTTGAAGGAATTCGGTTGCATTAACGGTAAGCTTCTCCATTGGATGCCCTGAATAGAAACCGTTTGCTAGGTTGAAGTTAGTGATTCTAGCTTGTGCCAAACTCTCGAGGACGTTAGCTGCATCATTAACTTTAGCAGCCCATCTTGTTAGAATTGATGTACGTGTGTCATCGAGGTCAACGAACGCACGAATTACATAGGAAAGGTTGCCAATTCCAAGATATTGGTTAAGAGCAAATAGACCATACTCGTTACGACTATCACCATGAAGCTCATTACCGTTTGTATCTGTAAGGAACTGTGGAATACCATATAGTGTGACGCTTTGTGATGCTGATGTAACTGTACGAATCACGTCATGTTCATAAGTACCTGCCGCAGGTGAGACACCATCTGGCTGAATCTTTTCATCTGCTGTAGCAATAAAAATTAAAGGTACAGTCGGAGCTGACGCCGGAATGAAAAATGATTCATCGGTGACTGTGACTGATATACCGGGTGATACTAATGTAGTCATAACTAAATCTCCGTTATTGTGGTAGTATTTATATCAAAGTCGTTAAATTTTCACAAAAACACAGAAGCTCAAACAATTCGATCCGAATCTAACCGAGTGGAAAAATATGGTCAATAACAGATACAATCGAAATGTTATTCGTTTGATTCACCTAGGACATCATCAACGGTTGCAACAAGTTCGTACTCATAACCTGCCTCTTCTAGTTGGTCAATAATATCTTGTGGTGTCGTATTAAGGTCTGCTATGTGCCCAATTCGAATGTAAATGTCCTTAATGAAGTCTTGACGAACCTTCGTTGGGGCTGTAATCCAAATTGGTATTTGGAACGTCAGTGTTGAAACGATCAATCTGCGATCGGCACCAACAGGATAGTTTTCTTCGAGCAGGATGTCTGTTAGTTCTAGAATTGTAATCTTAGTCCAATCAAATTCTGAATCGCTAATCTGTATTTGTAGGTTAGGATCAAAGAGAATTAGAATCTGCTCAAGCATCTGCCAATGTTGATTGGTGTTGCTTGCATAAAGGGCTAATTCGACATCTATGTAATAAGGAATTGGTACCAGTTGGTGAAGTACCTTAATATCGTCGGGCATTAGTCCACCACGTTGGACATACTTAACTGCTCTCTCGACATTGACCCCCTTACGTCTGTCAGGAGCAAGTCTAACACTCTTCATGTAAGCACTCATACGTGGTATTTTTAGAGGAAGGTTTTGTGTGTTTTCATTGAGTATCGCAGCGGCGACTCTATCTTTACTTCCATATGCAACGGGAACATCAATCATGTGTTCTTCGCCATCGGATCTTTTTCCAGTCTTGACTTGCAGTCCCTCAAAGATTGCCATGAACTGGACAAGATATCGTGCAAACTGTTGGTCGAAGAAATACTTTCTTGTTGGTCTCATGTTACTTTCCTAGCTTACTCATTGGTATTGCATTGCCATCGTTAAGGTAGCTTTGTAATGTTGGTTTTGTTGGATTGTAACGCAATCGTTTATCCTCTTCCAAGAATATCCACCTATTTTTCTGTAGCTTCCATCTATATAGTCTTGGTGGTATTGGATCGGAAACTTGTGGATATGTAATGCGATGGTATGCCCCATCATTTGGATTCGATGAGTTGTTTTCCCAAGGAAATGCTGGACCTTCAGTGTAAGGTAATCCATTTGGTGGTATTGCATCTTCAACGTATAGTGCTTGTGGATTAACATTAAGTTTGCTAAGATCAATGTCTTCTTCAGCAGCTGTTGCTAGTTCGTCAAGTGTGAACTCGCGAACGTTTGCGATATCTTCGCCACGTTCTGGAACCTCTGTATCTGCTTCGGCGTTGACTCTCTGGTTAAGAACATCAGCATCAATCATGTACCTTGGATCGTTAAGGTGCTCATAGTTATTGACGTTGCTTGGTGGATTTAGGTCACCAAAAATATCGATTGTTTCTTGAGATGCAAATGCTGGTGCTGCAATAACACGAAGTATTGTTGGTTTCCAACCAGGTGTGAATCCTTGAGTGCTCCAAGAAACGTCTGTGACTTCCAAATACTTCTTTACTGGTTTTAATCCTGGCGTATACTGTATCTCACTTGGCACTTCTAGAATGTCACCAATCACAAGTGGTCTTCCGAGAAGATTGACGGCAGATGAGAATCCAACTTGAAATACCCACGTTTGTGTTTCGGGGATATGAATACCAAAACGTGTTAGGTCAAGAGAAACGTCAACAAGATCGTAGTACGCTTTAATCTGAATACTCGTTGATGCATATTCTCTATCTCTGTTCTCCAAGAACCCCATCTCGTCTTGAACATCGCTTAATTGTACAGACGCATAGTCAATTAGTTGTAATGAAGTAACAGCCCAAAAATCATTTACACCACCACTAAATGCAAGTGGAGTAAATCTCCAGTAACGTGCAGGTGCAGATTGTTTAATTCTTAATGTCACCATGTCATCGGTATCGGGGATTGTGATGATGTCAACCCCATACCACTTAACGTTGTCTACTGATCTTTCAACTCTCAACTTAGTTGCTTTATTTGGACCATTACAACCTTGTTTGATTTTAATTGTTGTGATGTGTTGCTTAATTGAAGTATCAATTCCATAACGAACACGGCTGTTGTCGAGACGAATTGGTCCAAAGTCGTATCCAATATAAGAGTTCCCAATAATCTGTGGACCCTTTTGTGTCGATCTCCATTCTGATATTGTGTTATCAAACGCATTGGATGCTGGAAATGCTGGATACTGTCCACTTGATATTGCTTGTCCCTGACCAGTTAAATCAACAAGTTTTGTCTGTTCCCAAATACCAAGAAGTTTGAATACATTAACTGGAGCTGAGGCAATATTAAGTGCCTCATTGATAATGTTGTTGACAAAGCTACTATCCTGATCGTTGACAAGTGTAAACTCAGAACAAGGTAAGTCAAGGTTATAGGCACATGGAAGATTTGGATTATTTTTAGTTGTCATTTTTGTGTGTTAACCAATTACGAACTGTGTCTCCATGCCGAACTGTTCGACTGTGCTATTAGCAATATAGTCGTCAACTTCCTGTCTGCATGCTGTCATTCGGCGTTCAGCATCTGCCCGGAGATCAGACGCATTTAGGGCAATTCCCCCACCAGCTCCAGGTAACGTTTGGAAATATCCACGTGTGTTTGCAAGAATCAATTCGGCTTCTGCAATCGACCACGATTGGATCCAGTTGTTAAGGTATCTATCTCTAATAATGTCTTGTTCGGTTCTCTCAACTGAGCAGTCTATTAGTACTCGTTCTCTTCTGTTAATACCCTGTAATAGTTGTAGCGTTCGAGCTCTTTCATTCCAAATATAGTTGACACGATTTGCAAATAGAATTTCCATCAATTCGATGTATTCACTAATTATGTGATAGCTAACTAAGTCAAATGTTCCCATCTGATATAGATGTTGCAGGGTTAACTGTCCAAAAACACCAGATCCAGCAGCACTTGACATGAATGCAGATGTCTTTCTCTTTACTCCAAGAATCTGAACAATTTTGTGATATCCTTTCGTCTTGTCAGACAACACATATGTTTGCTGTCCTGGGTTAAGGTCAAGGAAGAAGAATTGTCTATCATAAGTGCTGGATGATGTTCTGCGAATCATTTGCAGTGCTTGATCAACGCACCATTCAAGTTGCGGCTTCGTTAATTGCACCTGTACACTTGGATGACCAAGAGCAAAAAGAATGTTCTCAATCATCTCTCTACGTTCGTCAGCAGTTCCATCTGTTCCGATACCAATTTGTTTGTACATTGGTGTTCGAGAGACTCCATCTGTTCCTGGCACCTCCATCTGTATTTGAGGTGTAACCGTTAGTGGTACATTGTCCAGATCGAACATGTAGTAAGGTGCTACAATTGGCAGTGGTGTTGGTGGATAAATCTTGAAGAACGCTGTCGATCCTTTCCATCCCGTTGTAAAACACAAATCACCACATTCAGATAACGATACAGTTACTGGTGGGATAGCTGCAACCCACGTTGTACCATTCCAGATCATTAACTTGTTATTTGTTGTATCATACCACTCAGTACCAACAGTTGGTACTAATGGTGATGTTGTATACGCTAGTGGTATCCAAACGAGTCCGTTCCATTGATATAGTTGATCATTGTTTGATGTATCAATCCAATACTGTCCTGCTGCTGGAGATGTTGGTTGAGTCTGGTATTCCGTTGGAAAGATCTCGACCCAAATACCACCACTTCGAACATACCATTTATCGTTTGTGATGTCATACCAATACACACCGTTTACAATTATCGTTGGATCTGTTGGATACGAAATGTAGTTACATGCAACCCATTGTGAGCCATCCCAAATGTACAATACGTTTGTGACGTTGTTATACCATGCAGCCATATTTTGTTCGTAAAGGATTTGCTCTGCTGGATCATCAGGTTGACTATAAAAGTATGGAACTTGTACCCACGAATTCGTAATAACACTCCATTCGTAGAGGAAATTATTTGTTGTATCAAGCCACAAAGCGCCTGGTGGAGGTGTTGTTGGAATATATGTTGATATCAAAACTGGTGTTACAACCCATACAAGACCATCCCAAATTGACAACACTTTAGTTGTTGTATTAAACCAAGGTTGGTTAATTGCAGGATTAACGGGAGCAGTTGGTGAGAAAACAGCATTCGTTATAATTCCCCACAACACGCCATTAAATTGTTTGATTTTTGTGTTAACAGTATCATACCAATATGTGCCGATTGGTGATAGAACAGGATCTGTTGGAGCAGCAAGGAATGTTACTTCAACCCAATGACCATCTTCAAGATCGTCCCCAATGGGACAAGATCCAGTAATATCAACCCATTTATATAACTTCCCACTATCGGTATCATACCAATAAGCACCACATTGAATGACATTGAACGAAGGATCAGAACTCTGTATAAATGTCGTTAGTGGAATCCATACTGTACCATCCCAACGATATACAGTAACACCATCAAACCACAATGTACCACATGGCATGTTTGTTGGATCACCAGCAACAGAAATCTTATTAAGAAGAACCCATGTTAGTTCATTCCATTGGAATAATTGATTTGTATCGGTATCGACCCAGTAGTCTCCAACTGCTGGCATTGTTGGTTGTGTTAGACTAAAGATTGGATCTAGAAGAATGTTTGAATATCCGTTCCACTGATACAGTTTCTTATTAACTGTGTCATAAAAGTATCCACCTGTATTTGGTGGTAACATTCCCTGAAATGGATTACCAAAGATTGCAAACTTGTAGTTAAGTTCATCAACCAATCCTTCCCATATGATTGCATCTTGACCATTAAACGTGATTATTGATGCAGGAACAGCACATGGTACTGGTGGTGGAAGTCGTCCTAAATCATCTACCCAATTGTAATTTGGTGGAAGTTGATTAAGATAGAATGGAAGTTGGTACGTTACCCCAGTTTGGTATCCTGTTAGATCACTTGGTTGAACACCAAGAGTAACACACTGATATGCTGCTTGATCTGGTGATCCACTACCACCATATTGTAGTGAGTATGTGTGAACGCCTTCGTAGTGATATCGAAGAACATTATCTACAGCAAATCCTGCAATGTAGTAGCTTTGATTTGCAACTAAATTGGTGATTGTAAGTGTTGTTGTTTCTTTGTCATCATAAAATCCACCAACAACAAGTCCTGTACTAATCTTATCACCAGCATGAATATCTGGATTAGCAGTTGGATCTGGACTATAACGTGTACCATCAATTGGGGTTTGATCGAGACTAATTGGAATTGTATCAAGAACAATCACGATTCCATCATATGCGAGATCGTCAACTGTACATCCCGCACCAAACTTCGGAAGTGTCCATGTTACTTCACCAGTTGTTGGACTTGTTCTTGTTAGTCGAATTGATATTTCTCGACCATTCTGAATAATTTGTTCGGGGGTGTCTGCGTAAACGCCGTATGCCATTGGTAACTCCTGTGATCTATCTGTTATTTATGAAACAACAAGGAGTACCGAATTAGATCTCACATGTATTCTTATTCAACCAACGAATAATGTGTTCTGATGTCCACGATGTATCGAAGTCAACACTCTCGTCAACCGTATCAACATCATGGAATCTTATTGCTAATGGGGTGGGACAATTGTCATTTATGTCTTCGTATTGCCACTCAACGATAATCGTTTGATTAGGTTTGAGAGAGACAACACGTTTGTCGTTTTCATCTTCGACAGTTAGCTTACAGTATTTTGTCACTGTATAGGTGGACTGCTGAATGGGGTTCTCGGCAATAGCATTGACTAGCTGTTGCTTCGTGTCGAGATACTGTTTGAATGTGAGTTTGTTCATCTTTCCAACAATGTTTGTTGATATATTTATTGTTGGGAAGAGGGTTATTTTAGAGAATTTAGATGCGTTCTGTCTTGTGCATCCAGTAATCATTTGTTACAGCAAACTTGACCGCAAACGAACATCTGCGATCGTCAAGTACGACTGATTCTATGTATGTCTGATATAGAACGACCCACTCACTCGTCTTTTGATTGACACATGCAATTGAACATTGATTACTACCAGAAAGTTTACCAAAGATCCGTTGGAATTTTTCGATCTCATCTTCACCATTAAGTTCAGATGGTAACCTAAATGACCTACAAAAAGTTATAATAACACCTCTTTCAATAACCTCAAACTTTGTCACTTCTCCATGAAGAAACAAGAATTCATCTTGTGTTAACTGTGGTGCAGCTATTATAGCATGTATGTTGGGACGTCGAAGGGGCCACAAAACACCTTCGCCAGTACCAGCAATTGGAACTCCGAAATCATTAATTGTTGTCATATTGTCTCCTTTTTATTTTACTTATGGGAGGAGACGGAAAATATAATAACTGTTGATCCTTCGAGGGTAATCGTGTAAAATATATGTTTAAGAGAGTGGCTTATGAAAATTATCAACTTATTATCTGTTATATTAGTAGTAATCTCAACATCAGTTGACGCACGTTCTTCGACTGCAAGAGACCAATTTAAACGTCTCCAACCGTGTCCGGCAACGAATCAAAGCGTTGGTTCTTGCAGTGGATATATTATCGATCACATCGTTCCACTAGATTGTGGAGGTGCTGATTCACCTTCTAATATGCAATGGCAAACTGTTGAAGATGCGAAGCGTAAAGATAGAATTGAACGACGTGGTTTGAATTGTAAGACGAGACAAGTTGCACCAGAAGATCGTGAATATTCTCTCGGATCAAAAGGTGGTTGTTTTTATTATAGTGATAGACTGAAGAAAG